TAGATAGTATAATTTCAATATCAACACCTAGATTAACTGGAATCATTTCAAATTCTGCCACAAAACCTTTAAATTCACCATTTGGTGTAATCATATTATATTGACCTAAGTTTCTTTTATTAACTAACTTAGATGGATCTATTGCAATACTAGTTAGATTAACAATACCTCTTGGTACTCTATCATAGTTACCATCTGCCTTTATTGGATCCGGATCACAATTTTCACCATTTAATGTGCTAAATAAAAAATTGTCTCTCATAAAGTTTTCATCGCCAGCAATTGCATAATAAAATGGGACGTCTACTATTACCCTTTCATCCTGGTTAATCTGTCTCCAAAAACTTAGTTTTGAATTTAGATCAGCTAGAAGGCCAACAACAACATGTCTTACAACACTATCGTCTTTATTAAATTTAAGATTATAACTTGCCATTCTTTAGAAGTCCTTGTTTTTTATATATATCATAGAACATATTACTCTATATTTTCAATACTGAATTTAGAGAAACCATTCTCACGATATATTTGTATTTTCTTATCAAAAATCTCATGCGGTAGTACCGTATGATTAATTACAAATGTATTTATCTTGTTTTCTTTGATAACTTGATTTAATATCTTTAATATATTGTAAACGCCATCGTGATCTACTGAAGATAAGAGCTCATCTAAAAATAAAAGATTAAGTTGTGGAAATCTTAACTTTAGTATTTTAATAATTGCAATGATAATAATAAAATCTGCTTTCTTACGTTCACCAGTAGAAAGAGTAAGTGGATTAATATCTTCACCTAAGTGATTAATAATACAGTCAAACTTTTCATCAAATCTAATATGGAATTGTAAATGCATCGTTGAGGCCATGGCAGCAATATTAGCATTAAGTCCTGGTAGAATAGTTTTAACTGCAAGATTCTTAACTCCATCTTCACCTAATACTTGTTCTACAATTTCCATAAAATTATAATCAGCATTTAGATTATCCTTCTCATTTGATTTAGTAGATTCTTTATCTTCAAACTCTGTAATTAAAGTTTTTAAGTGGTCAAAGTTTTTATCATCAGGTGTATTTTTAAGTTTTAATAGTTCTGCCTTTAATTGGCCCATATTAATCTTATGCTCTCTGATTTGTCCCTCTAATTCTAGTTTTGATTCTCTTGCATCAGTTACTTTTTCTGATAAAGCATCCATCTCAACTTTAAATGATTTAATACTATCCATGTTAGTTTTAATATTTTCTTCAAACTCACACTTTTGATTTGTATGCCATTCTGAATCCAGTTTAGTTTCACATGTTGGACAGTGACCACTTTCATATAGAGCTAACTTTTTCTTTAAGTAATCTATTTCTCTTTTAATATCTTTAGCATCAGAATGTTTATCATTATATTGTGAATTAAATTTATTCATCTCACCCTCATGGCTCTTTCTTTCTACATCTAACTTTTCAACAGTACTCTTTAATGATAATAAACCCTCTTTTAATTCTTCGATCTTAGATTTATTAGCTGTATTAGATTCTTCTAAGAGTGTATTTAGTTTACCGCGAACTGATTTAATAGATTCTAAAAGCTGGCTAAGTTCAGATTCATAAGTGTCAATATCCATTTTGACTTGCTTGCGCTCTTCTTTGATTTGCTTTTGCATATCATTAAGAATAGAGAACCCAAACATCCTATCAATAATTTGTCTTTTATCACTATTGTTCATAGTTAAAAAAGATTTAAAATCATTAATTGACAGAATAATAATATTTTTAAATACATGGTATGGAATTCCAAAAACCTCTTCTTCTAAATAGTCTTGTACCGATTTTTTACCAGCCTTATCAAATTCAATACCATTAATCATAACAGAAAACTTATTTGGCATAAGTCCTCTTTCAATATCGATTTTCATAGTACCACATTGAATACCTATTTTTACAAGTAGATCTTTATTAATCCTATTCGGCAGGTCAGAAAGCTTTACACCTTCTACCTTTCCATATAACCCATAAATAATTGCATTTGCAATAGTGGTTTTACCATCACCATTCTTACCTAATGTTAAAAACAACTCGGATTGATCTTGGTCAAATTCTAAACGTTGTACTTTATTTCCGTAAGATGCAAAGTTCTTAAATTCAATATAATCTATTCTCATTTGTCGGTATCATAATTATATGCACATAATGTGTATAGTTGTTGTAACTTAGCCTTAACCTTTTGTTTCATTTCATCATCATCGCCAATACCATCAACATACATATTACAAAGATTAAGAATATTGTAATTCTTATACATTTCTTCTATCTCGTCTATGTCGTGAAAATCTTTATCAATATAATTATCCTCTTGGTAAATATTAGGTTCTAGCTTTCTACTAATATGTTGAATTTTATTAATAAGCTTTGAAAGAGCATTTGATGTTGCTATTTGACTAGGTACATAGAGATCTACAAAATTATTTTCTATCTGTGATTTAAACGATCCTAATGTGATATCAAATAGCTGTGTGACATTATATTTTAAAAACTTAGGTGATATATGGTTTTCAAAGAAGGTCTCTGACATGTCCTCTAAGTCGACAAGATCAAATCCCTTTGCATTATTAGAGTCTGATCTAGTTAATTGATAAGGAACTCCAACCATTAATAATTTACCACGTTCTTGTCTAAAGTGAATATGTCCACTATAAACTCTTGTATACTTATCATAAATATTAGAGTCAGTACCATGTTCATTCTTAACCTTAGCATTAAGGTAAATACCTCTTACTTCAGAATGACAAAATACTATATCTGCTGTTGGAAAGTCTGCTAAAGTTTCAGCTTCATGTTCTGCGTCTCTTCTCCATGGCATCATCAAAATATTACGATTAGACCATTTCATTAATTTAGGCTCTTTATAGATCTGTACATTTGGGATCCACTTAAGACTATCAATAGAAGTAATCTCATTACTTTTCTTAGCCCATATATCGTGGTTACCACAGATAATATGAACTGGAAGTATTTTACCCAGCCTTTCAAAAAGATTTACAGCATAATTTAAAACCTTAATATTAATAGATTGTCTATTATCAAAAGTATCTCCTACTTGAACTAAGACATCTCCAGGTTTTACGTGCTTTTTTAATGTTGGTATAAATACTTTTTCAAAGAATTCTTTTTGAATATTAAGCCATTCTACTGAATTAGCTCTAACTCCAAAATGTAAATCTCCTAATACCCAAACCCTATTTGCACCAGCTTTAATAGTTTTAGATTCAATCATTCTAAAATAATTTTTTAATATTTTTTCTATCTAATATTCCAGTACGTATATCAAGCTCTTGAATAAGATCTTCTTTATAAACATTTGATAATGAGCTATAGAACTTATCTGCTTTAATATCAAAATAAACACAAAGCTCACTAAATAAATCTATTCTACTGTATTTAGCAACCATTTCATCTACTATAAATCCGTAAACTTCATTAATATCTGCTTTCTTTAATTTAGTACATCTGCCTAAATCATCTACTTTATTAAATTTACTAAACCTAGAGCCTTCAATTAATTCATGGATCCATCTTGCTATCATTTCAAAATGAATTCGTTCTTCTTCATGTAAGCCATCGTCTAATGATGGATCTAAGTCAAATTTTATAGTGCCATTTAATTCAAAGTCTGGAGAATCAAAATTATTATTAAATATTTTATCGTTTTTTGCCATGTTTTTATTTTTATTATATGCTATGTAGATTTGAGTTAGTTATATCATCCGTTTCTATTAAACGCATATAATTCCAATCAATGTCTAATTTACACTTAGTTCCTTTACCTTCACCATCTCTAATCTTTAATAATTTAAGCCAATATTCTGCGTTAGCTCTCATTAAATCATCTTGAATAATACCTAACATAACATCTGCTGTATGTGAAAGACCTGCAGATTCTGCAATATCTGTCATTCCAATATCGGATGAATTATAACCATTTCTTGTGATTTGAGTTGCAGTAACAATTAACCAATTATTACGTATGCCCATTGCTCGAAGGTCTTCAGCAATTTGCTTAATTTTCATATAAGTGTTTTCTGTATTTTGATTTCTATAATTAGCTAAAATGTTAATATAGTCAATTACTACAGCTCCTACTTTAATTTGTCTTTCTTCTTCTATTTGACTAACATAAGCTTCAATATCTAACACAGTAGCCTGTGATGTTGGAAACTGTTTAACAAACAATTCACCAGGTGGTGTAAATCCATCACCGACTGCTTCTAGTCTACGTTGTACATGTTCTTTATTTTTAGCCTTTTCAGCATAGTCATTAATATTAATACTAAGTAGATTAGAACCAATACGTTTTACAAACTTATGAGCAGCCATTTCTGCAGTAATAACTACAGTATTTGTACCCATTTTTACAAAGTTAGCAGCATCATTTGCTAAGTAAATAGACTTACCAATGTTTTGTTCACCAGCATATACAATTAAATTACCACCTTTATCATAACCACCTCCAAGTAGTCTATCTAAAAAGTTATATCCGGTACTTACCTTTTCGGATTCTTTCTGATCATGTGAGTCTACCTCAAAAAAGTTAAGCCCTAGATCTGAATTAAATGTTAGATTATTTCTATCATTAATTAAACCCTTAACCTTTTGTATAACTGAGTCTGCATTTTCTGGAGTTACTTGTGTAGTTTTAATATACTCAATAGTATCAAATAGAGACGTATCGAAAGTTCTCCATTTAATCCATGATTCTGCAGTACTAGTTAACCATTCTTCGTCATACTGATCTAAGTCTACTTGGAATAACATATCCAATATATTATCAGTGACTTTATCTTTAGCTTTATTAGAGTGGCTTACTAGTAGCTTAATTTGCTCTTGTGTTGGAGTCTCATTAAACTTAGTATAGAATTTATTAGCCAAGTGACTAAGCACATCAATCTCTTCGGACGTATAATATCCACTTTTAATTGCTTGTAGGTATTTAGGCTTTTGTAAAGAAAGTCTAAAGAATATTTTCTCAAAATCTTGTCCGAATTGCATATATATTATTTTAAGGTTCTATGCTAAATGAACCACTTTGTTTACCGGTAGGTTCCGTAGACCAAAGATTAATTGCAATAGCCTTTCTAACACCACTAGTAACATTACTTACTCTATGATAATATTTACCAGCATCGAAAATAACTAATCTATTAGGCCTTGCATATATTCTTTCTGGATCTTTGTCTGGGCCATGTGAATAAATTTCTAGCATTCCACCTTCAAATAAGTCTTGCTCCGGATAATAAACTGTGCCGATGTCTGGTGTTGACAATTCGCCAGTAGCTTTCATTAATTCTTCATCTTTATCAATATGTAGCTCAAGCTTATTATTAAAACCATCATCTACTGAAGACTGAATGCCAGTCCAATACTCAAAACCTTCTATTGTAAATATTTCATTTATAGGACAGTTTTCTGCCCAAATATATTCTATAAGTTCTTTTTTAACTGAGTTTGTCGGACTATTCCACCAACCATCCCACCAGTAATATTCACCTGGATCATTAAAAAAATTAGAGTCATTTTGGATCTTATCAAGAAGTACTCTATCCTTTACAAAGTTATCTATTACTATTATCATTCAAATGGGTTTATTAAAATTTTATATGCTTCTTTACCTTCTTCATTATTAGTTTGTTCTAATAGACCTAAGTTTTTTAAGTCTTTTAAAGATTCTAATAAATGTGGTTGTTCTGTTTCAGGGAATCTATATGTCTTTAAAGCATGAAGTGTAAAGCTACCCTTATATCTGTCAGGGCTACGCTCACACATTCTTACTTCATTATAGACAATATCAAATCCGGTCGGATATCCTGGAAGATCTTTTTCTATGCCGAGAATATACTTTATTGGAGTATTATCCTCATTAATCTTCATCTGTTGCGCTCATTAATTCATCAACATTAAGCTCTGTACTTGTATTATAGTTAAATAAGTCATAAACTTTTTTATCGATTTTTTCTAGAATTTCTTGCGTAAATACTTTTTCACTAAAGAATTCTTTATTTGATACAACTTCATCTATGTGTTTACAAATCCAGCCTCTTGCTGTTGCCTTTGGAATTTTAACACCCTTTTCAATTTTACCTCTAGTAATACCAATATCTTCCCAGTCAATATACTGTTCTAATCCAACATACTTGTTCATACCTTCGCTAAAGTGCAAGTGGAATTTAATAGGATGTGGTTTTGCAAATCTATTCTTGTTTGGTTTTGCATTTACAATAATACCAGCCTTTTCTCCACCTTCTTTAAGTTGTGCTTTACCTAAGAATAAAACAATTGATGCTGCATATTCTGGTCCAGTTCCACCACCAGCAACTTGTCTTGAAATAAAATCTTGAGTCTGGTATGTGTGGTTAGTAAATAAGAATGGAATTTTTAAATCAGCCAATGGCGTCATAATAATTCTAAAGATAGACTTAAGAATCTTAGAACGTGTCATATCTGATTTTTCAGATCCAGTTCTTGCATCATCAATCTCTTTTGCAGTTGCTAAGTTACCAGCAGAATCTAAGATAATCATAACCTTAGGTACTTCACCACCAGCTCTTTTTACATCTTGCATCTTTCCAGTAATTGTAGTAACAGAAGTTCTAAACTCTTGTACAGTATTACATGGTTGGTAATTAACTTTCTTAGTATCAATGCCAAACTTTTCCATTAATGTTTTATCAACAGCTGCCTCAGAATCATAAAAGATTACATTATAGCCCATGTCAATTGCTCTCTTAACAGAGTTTAGAATTAAATAAGTTTTTCCAGTTCCAGAAGGTCCAGCAATCGAACAAGATCTATTGTTTGGCCATCCACCAAAAAGTGAACCACTAACACATGCATTTAAGTGATAATTACCAGTGTCAATCCACTCTGTAACTTCACTAAATGTTGATTGATCCATTACAGATCCCAATGGGTTTAAATTAGCTAGCTCTGCGTTAATATCGTCAAAGCTAAATTGTTTTTTTGTTTTTGCCATAATATTGTATGATTATTTTTCAAAAAGTTTCTCTTCTTCAGTTCGTAAGACTTCTAGTTCTGCTAAAAGCTTATTAGCCTCTTCTTTTAATTCGGCCATATTATTTTCTATAACAGACAATTTCACATAAAGAGTTTTATATTTCTCTATATGTGCTGCCTGTTCTGGTGTCATATTAATATCCATATCTTATTCTGGAAATTCTATTTTTAATTGATTAGGATCCGGCTGATTAGCCTCTTCTATTTTCCATATCAAACTTCTAACTTGCTCCCCAAATTCCATATTATTAGGAAGTTCTTTATGAAGAGATTTAATTGTTTCGTAAAATGTTGGTGTTGTCATAATTATTTTTATATTTTAAAATAATGCCGAAGCATAGATTAAGTTTGTATCTAGTGTTTGTAAGCCACATGCTACAAGAACTCTATTAAGAGGATCTATCATTGACTTTTCAAATTGAGTATCATAGTCAACTTGTGGTGCAAACTCATAAGGGTGGTCTCCAGGCATATAAGCGTAAACCTCACTAATTGGACTTTTACAATTATAGATTTTAAGCTTTTCACCATTACCGATTACTTTATACTTTGTCTTATATTTTGCATTAGTATTTAATAAGTAATTATAGTAACCTGCTGCTTTTACATTTGCTGGACATTTTAGACCTACTTGTAATTCAATCTGATCATCTACAATATACTTTTCAATATTATTAGTTCTACGATTAAAACTAATATCGTCTATATTAGCCATTTGAAACTCCTTCTTAGTCTCTTTCATAAAATTAACTAGAGTTTGCAAATCTTCAGCAGTCGGAGTACTTCCACGCTTAAAAATAATCTTTAATGCTTCAACAAGCTTTTCTCTAACAAATTTAGGAGTTGAAGATTGGATTGTATCAAAGCCGATAGTCTTAACTTTCTTAAGAGGCTTGTGTCTATCGGTCACTTCTAATTTATCATCCCATGCAAGATTCTGAATATACTTTTTCTTTGCTAACCAGATTCCATTATAAGCTAATGATTCTAACTCAAACATTAAGTAATTGTCAGTATTTCTAGCGTCTGCATATTTTTCCATGCACTTAGTAATATAATCTTTAAGCCTAAATGCATAAAGCTCTAATATAAAAACATCAATTGCAACTTTTTTATCTTCATCCGGCCATACAATAGATTCATATAGATCTTGAAATTGAATATAACAAGAATCTGTATCAATGTAAATTACTGCAGGCTTTTCAATCTTACCTTTAACTTTAAATCCAAAATGCTCATGTACTTTTGTATCTTTATGCCAGAACTCATTTACATATTTGTTTAATATGTCTTCTGAATAAAGAATAGCATTTTTACTCTGTTTAGTAATAGACTCTGCAATATTAATATCAAAAAAGTGAAACCATTTATTTCCAAATGCACCGTAAATAGAGTTAAGTGTTAATTTAACAGCCTGTTCGTATGCGGTATACTTAGCCGAAAGCTGCTCATAATGTTTTATGAGCAGCTCAGCTTCAGTTTGTGAAATTTGATCTATTGGTTTATTTTCTAATTCTTTGATATCCATTAATTACGCAGTTTGGCAAGTTGATATTGTTAATAATGTATCTGAGTTGTTTGATTGGAATACAACTTTAGAATCAGAAACATATACCGTTTGCTCTTCACGATCTAATAGATTTAAGTATTTTTTGTAAACTGTTACTTTACCAGTTCCATTTGCTGCAGGATTAACTACAACTTTAAATGATTTACCATCTACATTTACACCAGCAACATCTGATTTAATATTAAAAGTTTCTTCTTTATCTAGAGAGAATAAGTTCTTTACTTTTCCTAACATGTGAGTATCTAGTGCAAAATCAAATTTACCATTATCTCTAGCAAATATTGCTTCAACTTGTGTTTCAGTAAGATCTTTAAATCCTAATGTCGGCTCTGAACAAGATAATGTAATTTCTAGTTCGTCATTAAAGATGCGGAATGTAGATGCTACTAGATCTTCATCGTTCTCAATAAATTCAATTTCGCCTTTAATAGCATCATGGTCAAAGTGCTTAATAGCATCAATAACTTTGTTTCCTTCAAAGAATGCGATTTTCATTTCTTTATCTGTATCAGGCCATTCGCTGATTTGGAAGATTTCAGAAACGTCTACGCTGTGACTTTTAACAGCATCTCGTTGTGGTAAATAAACTACAGATTTTACTCTGCCCTCGGCTACTTTCATATAAATGAAAGAGTCAATTAGCTTGACGCGGTTTATAAACTCTGTCAAAGCGTGTTGGTCAATACGATCAATTTTTAACTTCATGTTTTTTGTTTTTTTAAATATAGTTATTATATGTTGAAAACTAGATTAGTTTCAGTAAGATTTGTATGAAAAAAGCGAAGCCAGGAAGTAGCGAACCCCTGGCTTCTATCCGAGAACTATCCCGGTCCTAAAATCCGATCGTATTTCAGATCGGCGTTTTTTTATCCGTCACATGATAAACAGTCTGGATCTGTTGCGGCCATTGCAATATCGCCTCTTAGTACAGATTCTGTTCTCATATAATAGAGTGTTTTAACTCCTTGCTTATAAGCTTCTAAATGAACTTGATTAATAAATTTAGGAGTAGCTTCAGAAGGGAATGCTAAATTTAAACTTACAGATTGGTCAACATATTGTTGTCTAACACCTGCTTGTTTTACAAGCTCTAATTGATTTACTTCTTTAAAGGTTTTAAATATATTTTTTAAAGACGTATAATTTCCTTTATCCATATCCGGAATTCTATCAAAAGCCTTTAGCTTTAATGGTTTATTATCTTTTGAAATAGGATCTCCAATTCTAACTTTATATTCATCAATAAAATCAAGGCCTAAAATGCTACCACCATCTGCTAGAATTTGATCCCAAACAGATTTAGTATTCTTACCAATTAAATCTAGAGCGTTTTCTAGTGTTGGGTTCTTTCTAATAAAAGTACCCTTTGCAGTTTGTTCTGTGAACACGTTAGCCGCCCAAGGCTCAATCCCTGCAGATACATTACCAGCAAGTTTTGAGTTGCTTACAGTTGGTGCTACGGCTCTAAGGTGAGTGTTTCTCATTCCAGTTCCTACGCACCATAAAGGCTCTCCCATTTCTAAAGCCATATCTCTAGAAGCCTTTTCACTTTCAGTCTTTAATTGACTAAAAATCTTTCTAGTCTCAAATTGAGCAGTTAAGCCCTCAAAAGGAATATTGTTATTCTGTAAATAAGTATGCCATCCAAGAACTCCAAGTCCTAATGCTCTACCTTTTTCTGCAGATCTTACTGAATTCTCAAAGCCTCTCATAAATTTAGCCTTTTGGATAAATTCACTTAAGACTCCATCAAGAAACCAAGTTGCTGTATAGACTAAATCAGTATCTTTCCACTCTTGATATCTTGCTAAGTTAACAGAAGATAGACAACAAACAAAAGAATGAGATTCATCTGTGTGTAAAGTAATTTCAGAACAGATGTTAGTCATATAGACTTTTAATCCGTTTTGCTTATAAGCATCTGGATTTGCTCTGTTGACATTACCCTTAAACATTATATAAGGCTCTCCAGTAGATCTACGTTTTCTAAGCACTGCGGCCCATCTTTTTCTAGACTCTTTATCGCCAGCTTCTACCTTTTGCATAAATCCATCCGGTACTATTACACATTGATGCATATTAAGAGATTGTCTATTTACATCTCCTTTAGGCTCTCTAATTTCTAGCCATTCCCAGAAATCATCATGTTCAATATCAATATTAACTGACGCAGCTCCACGTCTGACAGACCCCTGGTTAGTAGCAAGGATTGTAGAGTCATATATTTTGCAGAACGGTACGACTCCGTCGCTTGTTCCATTACCTGTGATTTTTGCACCTGCTGGTCTAATTTGATTTATTCCAATCCCAACGCCACCGCCATGTTTAGCAAGTAACATCATCTCTAGGTTTTTTTCACCTATATCGTGAATTGAATCTGCAACATCAATACCGAAACAAGAAATAGGAAGTCCTCTTTCTAATCCAGTGTTTGATAATACAGGAGAGGCTAGGTTTAACCAGCCCTTCCATATATAATCAAAGAACTTGCTTGCCATTTCCGGTTTTTCAAGTCTTTTAGCAACAGTAGTTGCAACTCTCCAATAAGCATCTTTAGGTGTTTCACTATCCATAAGATATCCATTGCTTATTGTTTTAACATAAATTTCTGTATTTGCCCAAGTTGGAAAGTCAACTCCTAACTCCCAACCTAGGTCTTCTCCGTGGTTTATTTCTTTTTCTGTCATATTATTTTATTAATCGAATAAATCGTCTTCGTCCCAGTTTTCATCTTCTCCAGCTTTAGCATAATCAGTAGGTCTGATTGCAAAAAAGTCTGTATGCGTGTGCCCTCCAGTTAAATGATAAAACCAATCTAATTCTGCAGCTAAATCCTCATCAAACTTAAATTCAGATTCATAGCCTAATTCTATTAGCTTTTCATTAGTTCTTTTAGTAATAAAGTGTTTTAAGCTTTCAGCCTTCATATTATCTAAATCGCCCATCTCAAACATTTTATCAATAAACTTGTGTTCCATTTGACGCATCATATCTGCTGCTTGTAATACATCATGGTAAACTTCTTGTTTTAGTTCTGGATATTCTTGGCACATGTGTCTAAATAATTGGCAGCCCATTTTAGAATGAAGTGATTCATCTCTAACTGACCATTTCATTTGCTGCCCAATACCTTTAAGTAAGTTTCTCATTTGGAATGAGTATAAAACTGCAAAAGAACTATAGAGGCTTACTCCTTCTGCAAAAGCAGAAAAAATTGCTAAAGATCTTGCCACCTCTTTTCTTGCTGTTGGGTTTTCTGATAAATCCTTGTGTGTATAATTTGCAGAAGTTGAAGTTAGTAACTCAAACTTTTCTGCAATTGCTGGCTCATGTAAGAATGCCGCAAAATCTTCTAGGCCTAATGTCTCATTTAAGTAAGAATACGCAGTTGCATGTATTGTTTCCTGAGAGCCGAACATCATTGCCATCTGTTTGATTTCATGTTTCGGGAACCATGTGGTTACATATTGTGTCCAATAATCAGAAACTGCACATTCTGTTTGTGCAAATCCTAAAAGTATATTACCTACAATATTTTTTTCTGGTTCTGTTAATCTTTCGTTCCAATCTTTAACATCTCCTTGCATGGAGATTTCAGTATGTAACCAAAATGCTTGTGCTTGTTTAAGCCAACCTTCTGTATAGTACTCTGGGTACTCAAATGGCTTATATTCTATTCTTTCTTTAAATAATGACATATTTGCTAATGATTTTTTTAATATTCAGTTAAGGCTAAAAAAGGTCTGCTTTTAGGTAGACCCACTTTAATCAATAACATAAGTTGTTTAATAAAATTACTAGCAGCGCTGCTTAGTGTTTTATATATCTTCATGCTGCTGGTAATTTCTAAAATTATACTTTAAATTTTTTTTTCAATTCGTGTGCTTTTTCATAATAAGTATAAGAAGTCTTCTTATATTCCTTACGTTGTCCATATAGATCGCTTAGGATCAATTTTAGCATTGAATCTTCTTTTTTGTAGACAGCTCCGTTTTCACAAACAATAATATCTTTTTCTTTTCTTTTTTGTTTAACTTCCATTTCTGGAATCATTTCTATAAAAGAATCAGGAGAGATATTAAACTGCCTCATAACCGATGGATATAGAGAAGCAAAGTCAAATGCGCTAACCCCAGAGTAATATCCAACAATCGGTTGTTTAACAAAAGCACCCTCATATTTAGTATCTTTTTTAGTATCGCGATCCCATTCTACTGCAATTTTTTTATTATCAGTAGCTAGTTTTCTAGCGATTAAAGATTCTGTAACAGCAACCGGAGAGGCTGCTTTATATAAAGGCATTCTTGTAATTGTTGCTAAAGTCAATAGAACTTCCATTGATCTTAGCTTTTCATCTATATAATATACAAGACATGAATCGACTACGTTATAATAGATATATTTTACAAAGTTATTTTCATAAAGTTCTTGTAGTCCACCTGTGTATTTAATTTTAGCAACATCAAGTACTGCGCCTGAAACAAAATCAAGTGAATTAGATTCTTTAACAGCAACTGATCTATCGTACTTATCATAAAGTTGCATGTAATCTAAAATACCCATGTGTAAAGGTCGACCATCTTTTTTATCTAAAGAACCAGTAATTGCTACTTCAGTTAAATCAATCTGAAGACGTTTACATCTATTAACTATATATTGCCAATCATAATTGATAAAATTCCAGCCGGTCATCATAGGGAATTTAGGTAAAAACTTATGCAAGAATGTATATAGCATATTATACTCATCCTTAAACTTATAATAAGAGAATTCCCAGTCTTGGTCATAATCTTTAAAGTGTGCATTTGTATCGTCTTCTATCTTTTTAATTTCAGCTGGAGACATATCGTTTAATCCGAGAACAATAGCTTTACGTTCTGGCGTGATAATAGAGAATGATAGGATTCTAGATTTAGCTTCTTCTGGCTTTGGAAAACCATCTACAATTTCTGTTTCAATATCCACAAAATAAGTACGTGGCATATTAAACTCATAGATCTCTTCTTTATCTTTTTCCGGAAGGCTATCCATGAAATAAAGTAGACTAAACTTATTAAATGATTTAGAAATGCTACGTTTTATAGAACGGCCATCCCAGTTTTTAAAGTTTTGATCTCGCCACTTGTCACTATCTTTAGCAATAGTCCAGTTTTGGAATTTGTCTACAGGGTATCTTTTAAATGAAACCTTACCCTCTTTGTTGTAATAAGACACGATAAGCTCGCGTTCTGTTTGTTCTATATCTAATAACATTAATAGCCTCTTTTTTGACGTTGAACATTCTCTTCTGCTTTCGCAAAATAGTAATTGTAAGCGGTCTTTGCGTCAAGGCCTATGGACGCGGCATAATTAATAAAGAAGTGTAGAATATCTACCCATTCCATATATAGTTCTTTTTTATCATCTTCAGATAAATCAGAAACTTTCTTGTTATCAAATGTTGAGAAGTCTTTCTTCCAGTATTTCCATACTGCATTTCCACTTCCGTCTTTAATTCCACCAAGAGCATCTGTCATTTCGTGAATTTCATCAATTACAGCATGAGTATTACAGTGCCAGAAATTCATTACATCTCGCAATGACATTTCTTCAAAGTTAAAACCATAGGTTTTTTCTTGCATGTTTTTTTGATGAGACATAATGTCTTCTAAGTGTGTTGTTGATTCTGCGTAGAAGTCTTTTACTTCAAGGTCTTTACATTCGTTGTCTATGTTCGCCATGTGATTTTTTTTATAATTGTTTTATAGATAGTATTCCATTAGTTTCAATACTAGTCCCACCATTTTTGAATATTATGTTCTATTAAATCCCACGCCAGTTTGTGGGCTCTTTTTTGTTTTATTCTAGAATTAAGTTGCTCTGCACTCTTTTCTTCCGATATTATTAATAGCTCAGAATCCGTATAATTATGCTCATATTCTTCAACCATTTCATAATATGGATTACCATTTGCATCAGTTTCTTTAGATTCTATAAATCTAAAATCAGAAGGGCCATATTTTTCTTTAATAATATCCGTATATTCCATGGCATAATCTTCTTCATAAACTTTTTCTAACAACTCAACTACAGTTCTAATTCTTTTAGCATCAGAAAGAGACGTAGTATGTCTGTTCTTTTTTTCAAGATAATCTGCAGTTCTTAAAAGTTGATACGAGAATAGATCAATAGCATATCTATAATCAAAATCTGCACCATGCCATATTAATGGAAAGAATTCAAATATTCTTTTTATCTGTCTGTATTTTCTTTTTATGTACCGCATTACATATCCATTGTTTTAATCTCGCCCCACTCTCTTTCCGAGTCCATATTTATTTTTGTATCTAATAATTCTGGTTTAGGGTCACCGCCCACATTCCAGAACCAAGAACCTGGACTTCCATGTTTAGCCATAAATTCCCATGCCTTAGCATCATAATTAAGAGCTGATGGAAATGGTGGTATATTATCTGGGTGTACGTTTTGAGTAAATGCCTTTGGATGAGACCATAGTTTTGCCCTACCTCTCTCTCCAGTTTTAATATTTCTAGAGACTGCAACTGCATTAAAATTAGCATCTGGCCAGGCTATTTGTAAAGATCTAGATAGAACGCCAGTAGATATTGCTGACCATACTTCTTCCGGATATCCATGTTTCTCTGCAAGATCGTATGCAACCTTGACAGCAGCTGCTGTAACAAGCTCATGACGAAGTCCAAGTGGAATAAATGTTGCATTATTTTCTTGGGCCCATTTTTTAGCATGTGCATTTAATACTGGCATTGCAGCAATTCTTTTAAATTTAAGTTCAGCACCTCGTTCAGCACAAATAGCCTGATGATCTGAAATCTCTTTTTGACTTGGGCAAAATAGAACTAATTTTTTATTATATTTTTTTGCTAGGTATCCAAGTGAAATACCAGCGAAACCATATCTTGGTTGTACATATACCAAAGTATCTGTCGGTGCTTTCTGAACTAAAATATCTCCAAACCTACATTTAGATCCAAAGCCCATCATATCTTCCCTAACAACTTTAAAGCCATCGTGGTCTATTAGTTGTGGTGAATCAAAAGGATCTTCCCAATCACCTGCTAAATCTAACCATGCCTGTCTATTTGGCATCATTAGATTTAGATCCTGGTTCATTAAACTTTTTGTGTGGTTATTATGCGCCATAAAATTCTTTTACTTTTTGTTTATATTCTTCTGGTTTAATTCCAGCCGCATCTAAAACCTTAAGGTCAGATGGAAATGAAGTCATACCATTAAATGTTTCTAATAGACCAAGGTCTAACATAGCCCTTTGTCTTCCTGATGGATGGTCTTTAATTGTAGATGAGTTCCATAAAGTGTCCATGTTAATATGTGCATAATCAGCACCTGGCCTTAGATAGTTTTCAATCCATCTAATAAAGTCACAGGCTACATCCTCAGCATTATAAGGTAGACTACCAGTATCTTCATAGATCTTAGTCATAACTGCATCCAAGAACTCTTCAGATTTCTTACCTTTCTTTTCTACAGGATCTGCAAGATAACCAATACATTCTACTGCATTAGTACCATAATAGAACATTGATTCTCTATTCATAAATTCTGGGTACCAATCACATACATCTGCAATAACTGCAGCATACTGGAATCTATAAGCTCTTAATCCATTTGCAGCATTCCAATCAAACATCCATTGGCCAAGCTCTCTTAAATCCTTCTTACCACCTTCTCTTAAAAAGTTTGCCATATCTCTTGCCATTCTCGGTGCAAACTCACATAAGAAATAATCGCCACCTTTTTTATAAACATATTCTGGTTCTGTAAAGTTATCCATTCCTACAAATAAATCCTCATTCCCGGAGGGTTTTGGTGGCTTAGGAAATGCTGGAAACTGATAGCCAACTGAAGTATAAAAAGAAGTTGGATGGTGTTTCACCTTTTCACACATATCTTCAATAGTGTCACAATCATATAAATCAAATAAGATTGTGTTATGATATCCGGATGGTTTAGTTGCATAATTAATTGCAGAGCCACAAACTCTATGGAGAATAAAAATATAGAGCCATTCTTCTAATCCAAAAACTTCTTGCCTTCCAGTCCAATTCTTTGCAACCTCTTCTCTTTGGGGGTAAATTTTACCAGCTTGCATGTGTTTCCAATAAGGATGTTCTGGGGCCCAACCATAAAAACAATCATTTATGATCTGACTAAAACCTGCATACTTGCGCTCGACAACATCATATAATTGAATCTGTTCCATAAGAGGATCTTGCATGCCACTCTCATCATGTGGAGTCATACCAAGGTTTGAAAGCTCTTGTTGCTTTTTAGCAAGAGCAAAATACCTTAAAAACTCATCGTAATATTTTGTTGTTGTTATCTGCATTAATCTTTAATTAATTCCCATGTTAATGCATCTCTATTTCTCTGATACTGATCCATAGACCAATTAAGATCTGCTGTTGCTATCTCTAAAATATAGCTTGCATCTGGTGCATTGTGTGGTGTAATTCTAATTCTGTAGTCTATTGCTTTCATATTTAAAATAGCGCTGTTTGAATAGTTGCGACTTCTAATTTTTTATTAGGTTCATTGTTAATTAAATCCCATCTATAGAATTCTCTAGCCAAGTGTACTGATTTAGGTTTTTCCATAACATCAAAACTTAATTCGCCTAGTGCATTTTTATATGCATCTGAATGTTGCCATGTAGACCAACCATTACGATCACACATTGAAACTATCATCTCATTCATAAGATTTACCAGATTAGTTCTCTCTTGCCAAGAGCCAGCAAATGGTGTTCCTTTATAATAACCAGTCTTTGGTAGCTTGCGAGATTCATTCTCAATAGGCAATGCTTGTATAACTTCTATAGTTTTTATACCTGAATCAATAAGCGCTTGCTCATACTGAGCCATCATCTTAGTTAGGGCCGCACTGGGATCTGACTGTCGCATTAAATGATGTCTTATGTCGATATTACCAAGGTAGATCCTAAGATCAGTGGTCCATGGGTAAACATACTCTGCGAGTCCACGTTTTAGGGTCCCGAATAAAGTTAAACCATCATTACGATTTACCATATACCCAGGAGTATACATACTAAAAGAATGACTATCACCAAAACAGAGTTTATCTGTTTTTTCAATATGATCTACTCTATGAATAAAATCACTACAAATTTTAGTAGCCATTTCTATTTTATCTTCTAGAGTTTTAAATAGATCAGATCCGGTCTTAAGTCTTTTAGTTATAAGCTCACCAATATCTGGCATATCGTGGTGCATACTGTACATTCTTACTCCACAAAATAATCTATTTAGTTGATGGTATAAATCATCATTTGCACCTCCAAAAATATTAAAGGTGCCTTTAAATTCCATACCATGATCTAATATGATTCTGTCATATTTAGTCCAGTCTTCACTAACGCTAGTAATTACTGTCACATCTTTATATCCAGCAGTTCTTAATTGATTTGCAAGCATAAAAGGCCAAGCACTTTTATGCGAACTTAACTTATCTGAAAACTTACCAACTAAAATTGCAATTCCAATCTTAATATCAGTGTGTGGTTCTAATTCTGTGAAGTACTTAAATTCCTGCATCTGCGTCGGTTGTATTGATTGGTTTTTCAGTTTCGCCATACCCATATTTTTTAATATAGTTATCTAGGCCGCCAATATATGCAACAGCATCAAGAAGGTTATCTTCTTTATAATTATAAGAATGTCTACTTAATTTAAGTGCGACTAACGCAGCATACATGTCAGCTCCGGTAAATTCTTTGCCAGTCATACCTGAGCAAACCATTGCAGCTCGACGCATACCTTCTTCAAAAGGGCCATACATGCGTTCTTTCTCTTCTGATCTATGATTAATAATCTTGTCAGCTTCGTTTAATATATTCATGTGATTTACTTTAGTGTTATATGTGTAATTGCTAGTTTGTTTAGATTTAAACCAATAAAAAAGGCCAGTCTTTCGACTGGCCAATTTAGGAAGTAGAGTTTCAGATCTTAATTCAATAAGGCTCCGACTTGTGCTCTAGGATCTAGTTGGTTTGTTTTAAATGGGTTTGGAACTTGATTTCCAAGGTTCCAAGATTTACCCAACATATTACCAGACTTAATCATTAGTTCAGTAGAGTCTTTGTCAGTCATTGCAAACGCAAGTTGTTCTGGGGCATGTGTTGCCACGTGAGTCATTCCGTTTACTAGAGACCAAATTGATTGGTTTGTATGTGCATTTTTTAATTCATCTGTTGTGAATTCTGTAGGATTTTGATTGTTCTTAATGTAAGCTGAACGGTTTTCGCTAAGTGGAATCCAATTATCAGCAGCATCTCCAACGTGACTTTTAATAGTGCTATGTGCTCTTTGCATTTCAAATAGAGATGCTGGAGTGTTCATTGCATTATTTACTGTGTTTGCAAAATCATTAGGAACAAATCCAGTCTTACGCAAATCAGACATGTGTTGAAAAAACTTTTCCATAGAATCTTTACTTAAATTATTAAGAGAGTAAGATTCTTTTGCCATTGGAGTTGAAAGTCCATTTGAACACCATAGTCGATTAATATAAGGCATAACTTGAATTCCGTTGCTTGGGCTATTTGTTAGCGTTAATCCAGATTTAAAAACCTCATCAGCAACTCCGAATTCAGCATTAGGGTTATATGCATTAATAGTTACTAAACCTTTATTAGCATCAACGCCCCAGTTTGTAACTTCAAATCCATGTTGATCTATAATTTGATCTGCAAGATTTATAAACCTTGAATGACTAATAAGCCCAGTTGCTGTTTTTGAAAAACCTAATACTTTTTTAGTAGTAGGTGATACAATTAATGTAATCTCGTTTAATTGAGATGCCATTGCGTTTTTCATTTGATTAACAAATGATGCTTTAGCTTCAGGAGAGAAAAGATTATCAAACTTTTTAGCAAATGTTTGACTCATTCCAATTAGCTTAATTAGACTCTTAAATGCATCTTTAGTAATCTCTAGGCGTTTACCTTTGATTTCAATAGTTGTGTCATTAACAAGAGTAATTTCTCTAACTGCAATAGTTTTACGAATTGCTTGTGAGTTTAAAGTTTCCGCTTTACGGCTTTCAATTACTGAATTGGATAGTGTTGTTACTGTTGGCATATAATTTATTTTTAATTTATAGTGAATAGTTTGTTAATTGTTTCAAGATTATGCGAACCTTTTCGCTGATTCTTTTTGAAGTAATTTAAGAAATTTATCGGAATCTAACTTAGTTGGCTCTGACCATTGTATCTCATGATCTATATATTCGAATGCTTCGTAGTCATTAGACTCTGCCTCTAGCATTTGATTAAAGACTGCAACGCAACTTTCCTCTTCATAAAGAAGAAAATCAGCATCCATCTCAACTGAGAATTGAAAACCACCTTTCATTTTCCAACGTTGTGGACATTGACCGTTTCCATCCCAATCATGTGCTCCATAGTTCTCTTTGTATTGACAATTGATAATAACTTTACTTTTCATAATTTGTGTTGTTTAAGTGTTGATGTTTAATTACAGTACTAATATAATAAAAAAGATTGACATAAAAAAACTTTTTGGCAATTATTTTGCAAAAACTTTGTTAAAAGTCTTTATTTTTGCCTTTATGTTTATCCTTTCTTGTGTATTGCTTCTTACTTTTATGGACATTACCACGCATTGCTTGCCATATCTCTTGTATGGTAAACTGTGTTTTTTCTAGTTTTTTATTCTTGTCCATTGTATTTGTGCTTTAATTACAGTACTAATATAATAAAAAAGCCTGAGACTAAAAAATCTCAGGCCAATTATTTTGTTAAAGTTATTAACAATTATCCAAACTTTTTAATTGTCTTTGTTAATTCATCTAAAGATTTACCAACATGTTCACCAAAATCTGCATGAAGATCTTCATCAGCATCTAAAGGCTGCATATCTCTCCACTCTGTATATTTAGAAACAAACAATTCTGATGCATCCACTATTTTCTTAATATCGGATTTTGCATAGTCCTTTCCATAGTAACTATTAGGATCTACATCCTGTCTTGCTGTTTCGTCAGTAAATGGATTTTTAATATCGATGCCATCGTAATCAAAATTAAAAGCCTCAAATGATTTTAAATGCTTCATTCTTTTCTTTTTCTTTTTTTTGTACTCTTCTTCTGCGTCACCCCTGCCGGCAGGAACATCACCAGAACCTACACCACCATCCATTGGCAATACAACAGGTCCCATTCCGCCCATTCCAGCTGGAGTTATATTTTCATTGATATCATCAATGAATGACTCAAATGTTGGTACGTATTTCATAGTTGTTTTTGTTTTTCATTTACCAAGCGTAATCAAAAGTTTCAATTTTAGATATTTGATCCTTAATTGTTTTAGCGTAATTTTTAGCTTCTCTTTCGTAGTAAGATTCAGATTGTCCATATCTTTCTTCAGATTCTTCACCCTGTCTAATGTAATCACAATATCTAGAATAGTTATCTAAAATATTTGACATGTGATTAGAAGCATCTCTTAATTTAGCTTCTCTACCTTTAGAGTTTTCTCCTATTTTAATTTCATCATATCTAGTTTTATTACCACTCGACAATCCGGCTTTAATTTGTTCTGCTAATTCATCAATAGCCTTTTCAACCATTTTATCAATTGGTAAAGAAGCTGCCTTGGTAGCTAAAATTTGGTGATATCTGTCTGCGTTAGCTTTCTTAAAAGCTGCATCATCTGTAAATGCAGTTGCACCTTCTTTTGCTCTTGCTCTGTCACCTCTTAAGTTTTCAGTAGAATACTTCTGTCTAATTAGATCTAAGCTTACAATAATAACTCTATCAGAAACTTCTGCAATTCTTTTACCATTACTTAAACCAGAAGCACCCCAGCCTCTATATTTCTTGTTTACACCAACTTGATCTGCAGAACCTTTTCTACCATCTTTTTTCCATGAAGTTGTCTTAGCCCATCTAGACCAGTCGTTAGTATAAAATTCTCTATCACCACCCATAGCTGCTAATAAACACCCGCCACCTGGAATTGTGCTCATTGCATTGTATGACCTAGAATCCTGTGGTAAATATGGATTCTCTTTTTCATTATCTGAAATAAAGAAAATAATATTTTTAGAACCACCATGGTTTTTAAATGCTTTTTGTGGGTTATTGTCTAAAATAAAATCTTCATCTTGTATTTTATCAAGGGCAACTTTAGTCAGTTGGTAAAAACCACCTGCTAATCTAGCTACGTTTTTTCTAGCGTGTTTTCCTTCTTGGTTACTTTGTAAAATACCTGATAATATAGCACTAGATATTTTTTCGTTTAATACGTTATATTCTGACTCAGTAGTAGCTGATTCTTCGATAAAACTAGCTAAATGTCCATCATCATCCCATCCGTATTTAGAATCGGCTAAAACAGCTTCAATATCTTTTCTTTTTCCAGTTAATTCAACTTCTGGATGTCCTCCTGCTGGGCCAATCTCTCTTAATACTTTTAATTCAACTTTGTGTTTCTTTAAAAGTTTTTTAAGTCCTTTTGATTCAGGGTCTGTAGCATCCATTATTACAGTAGCTTCACATAATTTTTCGTCTAGCCTATCAAAGAAGTCAAAGTGTTCACTTTGTAAATCTTCACCATACTTTTCGTCCCATATTTCAGCTAATTCATATTTAGTAACTTTACCTTTATACTTATCCATGATTTCAACATAGATACTACCATATTCATATTCAAAATCTTCACCATAAGAAAGATCCCATGCCTTTTCAATATCTTTAAATGTAAGCTTTTTGGCTTTGGCTTCAGTAACTACTGATTCTTTTACGAAATTCTTAAGATCATCTGGATCTATAGAGTATTCTACGTCATCCTCGTCACTTCTAAGAACAACTTCATATTTACTTATGTCCCAAATCTTAAATTCGGCATCTTTATTAAGAGTAGATCCATCTACGTCGTTAGTTATATCGTAAACATCTCCATCAAAATCATCGCTATGGACTGTAGTTTTAATCTTTTGGCCTTTTTTAAATTTAGCCTCGTTAATAGATTTGCTTGAGCTATTAATAAAGCTTGCAAATGATTCATGTAAAAATTTATTATTCATTTTTTTTGTATTTTTATTTGTTACTTTATAAGTTTTACCATCGAATTCAAATTCTTCGCTGCCCTCTTCAATTGCTTTAGCTCTTGCTCCTAAAAATGCGTTACCTTCTCTAACATTATCAGCAGATTCAGTATATAGGTTTACATAATTTCTACCTTTTTCAGAGTAAATTGAAGTGATTTTAAATTCACCATCAATTTTCTTACCAGTATCTTTTTTATAGTATTTAGCATAGTAAGCTTTAAAGAATAAGTTTGGTTCTAGTTCTCCAAAGAAGTGTGTCATTTTACCCATAAAGAATTTAGCAGATGGATAATAAGTTGTTATATCTGCTTTGGTTTCAGCATCTAAAACACCTTTATCGAAATCTTTTACAAATTTAGCTTCAGTAACTACTGATTCTTTAACAAGAGAATCTGCGTCTATTGCTATTTCACTTGAAAAAGTCTTTAAACCATTAACCACAATCATACCATCTTTTTGTATACGAGTAACTTCACCTGAATCGAATGGTTTTTTAGAACTTCTGCTTAGAATAGAAACTTTATCTCCTACTCTAAATTTAGCTTCAGTAACTACAGATTCTTTAATTCTATACTTTTTCATTAAAGATTCAGCATCATCAATTGCATCTTGTAATTCTTGATCGCCCAAATCTGCCCAGTATTCAGATCCTCTTTCTCCGTCTAAATAATTCTGAGATATTTGTTCCCATTCATTTTCTGCTTTTCTATCATACATTAAAATACTATCAAGGTCTCCGATTCTGTCTACAAGAGCGTTAACGCTATAATTTCTATTATCAGAGCCAGCCATTGGACCATATTCATTAAGTTCTTTAGACTTAGAAGTTTTATTTAGCTCACCAAGAATTTTAATACCCCATCTCGAAAGTGATACACCATCTTCAGATACATTAAAGTATTTTTTATTTCTAGATTTCCATTGTTTATGATCTCCGGAAAGTTCAGAAATAATTTTAGTAAATTCTTCTTTAGTAATTACACCATCTTTAATAGCCTCAATAACTGAATTTCTTACACTAGCCGTTTTACCAACAGTCCTTGCTGGATGGCGTTCTGTATATTTTCGTTTAAGTGTTAGTTTTTTACCTTCACTCAAGAATTCATTAAATTTTTTCATGTTTATTTAAGTTTTTTTAATATACCGTCTATTTCTGTATATGAGCAATTTGCACCCTTAACTATAAATGATCCATAAGAGATTGAAAGGTTTGCACCTTCACCTCCAGTTTTTACTTGAGTTTTATATGCTTCTTCTATAGATGCTTGATCTTCAGCAACAGCAACAACTTTAGGTCTAAATCCAGCGCCTACATTATGATCGTCTAAAGATCTTAAATGCATTTGTTCTCCATTAACTTCTACTGTATTATGTAGTATTAATGCAAAGTGGGTTTCACCCTTACCAGGTAAATCAAAACCATCAAATGCATATTTGCTAAAATAATATGATCCGAATTTTATTTTTTCATTTACTAAACTATTAGTAAATTCTCCAAATGTTTTTGTATTTTTCATATTAGTATATTATTTTTTTATATATTCTTAATAAAATCATTAAATGTTTGGAAATCCGTTTTAGTAGATTCTTGCACAACTCCCATAGAGTCTTCCAGTTTAGACTTTAACTCAGCATACATATTATGTAATGCCTTTGGTGTTAGCTTCTTAAAGAGCTTCTCATCACCGTCTAACATTGCATTTCTTACCTGTGTTGCTGATATATTCTTACCAGTTCTAGGGATTTCAAATAAACCAAAGTCATCTCTAACTCCTAGGTCATCTCTATATTCTTGTTTATCTACTTGGAATCCATAAGTTCTCATTCTATCACTTCCTGTTCCCCATAATACTGGTTCGTATTTTGGTCTCATTGCATTAAACATAGTGTCAATACCGCCGGTTGGAATTACAAAAACTTCTTCGATTGGATATTTAGATTTTAAAGAGTTAATCATTGCTACTTGAGTCTCCTCATCATAAGGTCTCTTAAATGCATCCTCTTTTTTCTTGTTCTTAGCTTTTACTAATAATATTACTACTGGGTAGCCATTTTGTTTATGAATAGTTTCAACTACTTTAGCATGGCCTAGTGTAAATGGTTGGAATCTACCAACAAACATATTAACTAATTTCTTGCCTTGTTCTGGGTGGTCCACCTTTAATGCTTCTAAAATAGGACTTGTTTGTGATTTTAAATCTTGATTATTTAAGTATGTTTGAAAATTCATAACCTCATCTTCTTTTACATCTCCAACAATTAGGCTTTCAATATTAGTGACTATTGTGTTTACTTTTGACATTAAGTCTTTATTAATAATATCTGTTTCTTTAGTTCTCTTTTTTCTAAAGCTACCTAATGCTATTTTAAAAAGCTCAGATAAAACTTTATTGTTTACTAATGATATTGTTTTCTCATTCTTAATAAACGCTTTATTAAGTTCAAAACCTGGAAGTGATGCAAAGTCAGCAGAATTAAAACTAGTTCCGATATACTTAGTAGCATGCTTATCAATATAAGCATTAAAAATAATTGAAATTAGTTCAATATATCTTTCATCAGTTTTTTCTGCGTCTAATTGAATTGTATTAAAATCATAACCGCTCATAAATTCAACTAAGTCTAGAATAGACAGTTGATACATGTCGGATGGTGTTCTATCATTATTATAATCTCTATCAAATCTTTCTAATTTAAAACTTTTTACATTTTTACCTTCATAGAAATTAATAATAAACGAATCTATATCTTTATCTAGAGTATTGTTTAATGCAGCACTAGAAGTAGCAGAATTAAATATATTGTAAACTGCTCTAGTAAAAGATTGTTCTTTAAATTTATTTTTAAAAGCCTCTTCGGAAAGTTCTAATATATCTAATAAGTCATTAACTTGATCTTCTGATAATCTACCTTGAAATATAATTTGAGGTCTTTGTACATCTAATAAATCAGACCAATGATAAAGAATATTTGGGTCTCTAATTACCTTTTTAATTTGACTAGGATTAGTTGAACTTATCGTTTGTATGTGTGTTAATATTAAATTATTTTTAGGTAAGGCATCGTACTCAATGTCGATTGCTTTTTTAGTTGGTAAATAATCAAAACCAAATTTCCAATCTGTTGGAAGCTTTTCTAAAAGTTTAGGATCTAAAGATTTAAAATAATTAATTGCATTTTCATAATATTTAACAATAGTCCTATCAACTTTATTCATAGCTATTTTTGAACCACTTTTATAAAATTCAAATTCTCCATTAGAAGATCTTTTAACATGAAATGAAGAGGCTTGTATCTTTTCAGATATAAGACTTGTTGATTTTATTAACTTAATAAAATCTTGTCTATTACTTGATTCAAAATATGTTTTTAGGTTTTGTAATGCCATTGTTATCTACCGTATTTAATAATTCCCATTAATTGATTAATTGCAGCAAAAGTTCCAGTTAGTTTATAAGTATGTCCTTTATATCTAAATACAAGGCCTTCGGTTGGTATGATAGATTCAATACCTCCAATTCTATCTAAACGTTCTAGTTCTTTAGCTACTTTATTTATCTGAGTTATATCTCCGCCCTTTTTAATCTTATCAGCTTCTGTTCTAATTTGATTATGCAGTCTCTGCATTTCTTTATCTGGATTTGCAGCCACAAAGTTAGAAGCGTTCTTTAAGATAACAGAACCTAATTCTAAGAAAAGATCTTCAAAAGGTCTAATATTTTCTTTATATTTCTTTTTAACATCTTCTTTGTCAAATCTTTTAACAGCAGCTGCTTCATCTTTTCCTATTTCCTTTGCAAGACTTCTTAGATTAAGTGTTTTCTTATCTCCATAAGCCCATCTTAATAATAAGCCTTCTTTATAGTCTTGTTGTAAATCGGGGAAGTTTTTATCAATAGTTTCTCTCCACCACATTTCATGATATCTAGAAACCTCATCTGCATCTGTTAATCCATAACGATCTCTTAGCGCTTCAACCTTTTTTATAAACTTAAGTTGGTTCTTTTCAAAATCAATATCCTTACCTATCTTAATAATTTGTGGTGGAATAACTGTAAAGACTTTACCAATATTAGCGTTAACTTTTTCTAAAGCAGCAGCAATTGATTTACCGTACTTAGGCTCTTCGCCAATTATATTACCATTACCATCTGTTATTTTAATTCCATGAAATTGAATAACGTCTCTATCATAATAGATAACATTTGGGTTTTTAGAGTAGATAAGCTCCATGTTCATAAAGTTCTTACCATTATCAAATGCTTCTAAATCTTTATCAGATAACTTGACTAGAGAAGTTGCTAAATCTTTAGCAGCAAAAATATAAGTTTCTTCAACTAATTTTGATGCATGTCCAGTAAACATATCGATAATACCATTAAGGTCTAATGGGTTTGCCATTTGTCCTTTATTTCTAGCAAACATTGCTTGGCCATCCTTTACAGTGACAAAAAGATTTTGCCCATCAGTTTTTTCAGTAGGCTCTTCTTCAAAATTAAGTTCACCGCTAAGTCCAGATTGGATTAATTTTTTAAAGTCTCCAAATGTTAATTGTTTATTATCAAATGGATGTGACATGTGTCCTGCGGCACCACCTTCAAGTATTAAAGCCTCATTAACCGAAAATGAAGGAGCCTCTTTCAAAGTCCTTCTTTCCAGTACAAATTCTCTATAAGATTGTAGTTTTTTCATATTATGCTAGTGATGATTGTAAAATTCCTGCACATTTTCCGTAGTCACCATCGCATTTTTTTAATATGCCGGCAACAACCTCGTCTGCTTTAGCCTCATCAAATTCTTCTCCAAAAGCTTTTTGTAATACTTCGTATGCGTATTCTTTAAAATCTTCTTCAGATTTAATTTCAGCCTCGTTTACAGATTCAAAAAGAGAATTAAAATCATCTAATAAAGATTGTCCCATTCTTTCTTCTTTAAGCTCTTGTAAAAATAGAGCAGTTCCTTCAACAATCCCTTGGCCAGACCATCCTGCCGCATTAGCGATATCTGAATAGTATTTGTCTAGAATCCTTTTTAAAGTAGTAGTTCCTAGTTTTACAAAGTGTCCACCTAGACCTGGTAACTTAATCTCTAAAGCCGCCATTTTACCTTTAATGTTTCTAGAAACAATTTTTTCTCTATGGAAGTTAGCGTCTGTCATTGCTTCTTCAAAAAGATATTTAACACAACCTCTAATAGACTCATGAGACATTGCACCAAAATCTGGTAAAGTCTTATAGAATATTTTCTTATATTGTGTAACTACCTTTTTAGCATCTCTTTTGCCGTCAACTTTAATAGCTTCATTAACTACTGATTCATTGCACATTGAAACTAATTCTTGTGCAATCTTTTTTGCTTTAGAACCTTTATGTCCATAAGATTCAACTGTATCTAAAGCATCTTCCATTTCCATGCCATGTAATTCTCCCATGTCTCCTCCTCTTTCATCTAAAAGATCCTGTAAGATATTTTCAGCTTCTGATTCATTAACTACTGATTCAAAATAATCTTCATAGTCAGAGATTGAGTCTGGTCCCCATACATCAGCTAAAACTTTTTCGATATCTTCTCTTTTACCGGTTAATTTAACTTCTGGGTAACCGTGGTCACCTTCTTCTTTTTGAACTTTCATTTTAACTTTATTCTTCTTTAAAGATGTAGTTAAGGGTTTAAATTTAGTTGGGTGTATATCGTCATCGTTTCCAAATTCTATACCCGAAAGAGATGTTTCATTAACAACTGATTCAAAGGTTGATGATGGCATTAGTTCTTTATCGCCATATATGTCTGCTACCAACCAATTTTTATTCTCTTCATCCCATAAATAAACCCACTCAGCGCCGGCTCCATTTGAAACATCATTTAAATATTGGTCTACTTTTTTATATTGTCCTGTTGTTTGCATGTCACCGCTTTCACCACGATCTCTTCCGTAAAAAATAGTATAACCTCTAGTCGGATTAGAAAAACTATGTTTCTTACCTATTGATTTATCTAAAAATGAAATACCAGCCTTTCCTAATTTCATTAATTGCTTAATGTCACTTTCGCTATATCCTTTTAACATTGGTAGCATGTGCTCTGGGTAACCATCAGAATGTACGTATGTTGATGTGATTTTACCACTCTTACTAAGAATACCAATTTGAGATCTAGTTGATTCGTTAACCGCAAGCGACTCAAATGCTGGAACTAACTCTGCGTTTCCGTCTACATGTAGCATATACCATTTACCATCTCGCTCGTCAAAAAGATAAACATATTCTGCCCAACCAATATCTTCTAGATATTTAGACATGTTTTTAATCTTTCCTTTTTGATTTTCCATGTCGCCATAGTAATTCATATACCTTGGGTCTTCTTCTAATCCAGAGCTACCTCCATTTTTAAGAACCATGTTTAGTGGCGAACCACCCTTTAAATATGTCATCTTAATAAGTGGTAACATTGCTTCTGGATAAGAATCAGCATGTGTGTATACACTTTCTATATTACCTCTTTTGTCTATTTTACCAAAATGGCCTCTAGTGGCTTCTGTTAGTAATAAAATAGACTCATTAAGGCCTAAATTTTTTAACTTGTCAAAAAATTCAAATCTTTTTTCTTCTTCTAATTCTTTTATTCGAGTTACTCCATATTCAGATAAAAGTTCTTTAAATAGATCTGCTTCGTTAGATCTTTTAGCGTTCTGTTTTTTCTCTAATGCAACAGTATCTTTTTCATGTTTTGCTGCAGAAAATTCAGCAAATGAATTTAATTTCTTCATCTTTTATATTTTTTTATTTTTTATAGTATTAGATTATATATCCCCCTCAAAAGTTACGTTTTTAATATCATACTTAAACTTCTGTTCTTTATAGATTTTCTGCCTAGCTTTTGAGTGTCTTATTAAGTAGTTATCCCAATCCGGTGAGCTTAAGTCATCTACAAAGTCAATAATGTTTACACTATCCTTTGATTTATGTTGCCTTAAACCTCTACCAATAGATTGCCTAATGATTACTTCTGATTTAAATGATTCTGTAAAGAATATGTTGTGGATTTTCTTGATGGATATACCAGTTGAGAATGTACCGTATGAAGCGACGATAACGACTTCTTCTCCGGCTTCCATTTTCTTTTTATATTCTTCTCTAATATCTTTATCAATTCCGCCATCAACATAATAAACTATTTTATTACTTTCTTGCCTAAGTTTGTCATATATCTTTCGGCCATGTTCAATTCTGTGAAAAAGAACGAGGCTATTTCTCTTAACTCTTGAAATTACACTTGTTATAAAGTTAAGTCTTCCAGGGGAATTAATTATATAGTTCTGTTCAAATTTAAAAACATCCTTGCTTTCATATCTATTCTGTGACATCTCTCTAAAAGCATCCTTTGTAGATTGTGCAGCATAATCCATTTTAATTACCTTAACGTGACATTGTGCAATATGTCCTTCATTTTGTAAAAAGTTTGCAGACACCTCCGTAATTACCGGTCCAGTATAAGCCATAAGAGTAAGTCTATCCAATGTGTTTGCTTTTGGTATTGTACCAGAGAGTCCGCTTCTATATTCAGCGTTAACACATTTTTGTAGAATAGTTTTAATTGATGTAGACTTGGCCTTATGTGTTTCATCAATAATAACAGCATCAAACTGTTCAAAATATTCTTTATCTTTTTTAACAAGGGATTGATAAGTACCAACTACTACATTTCTACCCGGCCTAATCTTTTGGCCAGAATAGATTTGTTGTACTTTAATATTTGCCCTGCCTTTCCAATTATAGTCTAAAAAATCTTCAGTGGCCTGTACTACAAGAGAAACATTAGGTACAATAAAGAGTATTCTTTTTGCCTTTTGTTTTTCTAACATATATGCTACTGTAAGAAATGAAATTAAAGTTTTCCCGGCAGAAGTTGCTAATTCAGATAAGCACTTTCTAAATTTAAGGATGTTAAATGCAGCCTCAATCTGATAATCTCTTGGAGTTATTTGAGAGCCCTCAAAAAATTCTAAGGCCCATTCGGTAAAAGTTTCTTGATTAATATTTCTATCAAACAATTCAGTAATACCATTTATTTTTAATTCGTATTTATATTCTTTACAAACATTCATCACTTCTCGCCAAAGACCAGAAGGAATCCATTTGTCATCTTTTATATAAGATATGTAGCCATCCCATAGTCCCTTTTTAACCAATGGGTGAAATCTCCAATTTTCTACCCTACGGTTTAAAGAAATATTGAGCTGTTCGATTTCCATTTCTGTAGCCGAATCAACTCTTAGCAATTGCTTATTATCTGTTAAACTTATTTCCACTTAATGTGTTTTTGTTTCTTTTTATAGATCCTTTAATGCCAATCTATTTCGGATTGCAAAGCCCATATTATCTAGGGTTTTGACCGATTCTCTAAAAAAATCTAATTGATTTTCTAGATGTGATAGTATCATGTTCTCATTTGAAAGATCAGTTTCAATAAACTTTTCTTTTTGCTTCTCACCAAGCTTATAGTCATATTCATAATAACGAATATAAGCCTCTCGATACCTAACACTTATTTTTGATTTTTGCTCTTTAATCTTAACATTCATATATGCCATTTGATCTATAAGAGTCTGTCTAGAAGATAGCACATCTGCTATAGTGCCTTCCATTGTATTAATATTACGAAGGCTTTGTGCGAGTGCTTTAATTTTATTAGACCACTCTGTTCTTTGGGTACTTAACTTAGCATCCAAATTTAATATTTGTTCTTTACTCATTTATGTTTATTTAAAATAAAGATTTATCATCACCTCGCTTGGGCTTTATGTAAACGCTGGTTTTTTGTTTCTTTTTAAACTTGGGTTTACCAGGATCAAAAGCAACACTTTCCGGTTTATGCTCAATTGGTGTAAAGTCAATAAGTAATTTAAGGTTTTTAAATCTACTCTTGTCTCTATAAAAATCTTCTAAGTTATCTTCCACTATATCGTTAATATCTTCTATAAGTACCATAAGTCTAATTGGTTTGATGTGAAATAATTATTAATTTGCTTATGTGCATTTGACTTAAGCTCAAAACATTTTAACATCAAATCATTTAAATCTTTGATATTATATTTATCTAGATTATTATCTTTAAGAAATTTAGACCACATAAATACTGATTTACCTTTTTTAAGTTTTTCAATCATTTTAGAGCGTCCTGTTTTATCATTATCAAACATATATCTAACCGTAGCCATTTCGTCAAACTCATCTGTAGTTCTACCAGCAGTTGCTAAAGCAATAGAGTTATGCATAAACTTAGCATCAAGTGGCCCTTCAAAAAGAGTTACTGGTCTTTGAAAGTTAATTTGCATAATACCAAATAAGGTTGATGCCTTATTCATATTGCCTAATAATGTTGGTTCTACTTCAAGTTGATTTCCCATTTCAGAATAGAGTTTTGATAGATCGTAAGTTAGATACCTAGAACCATAGCCCTTCATTTTTCTAGTTTGAGCTCCCATCACCTTTCCAGTATTGGTCATATTAAGAATCCAAAGTCGATGGCCCTTTTCTGTATAAAGGAATTCATCGGTTCTATTATGAAGAAGTCTATCTTTTAATTGAAACCAAATCCAATCACCAGGTTCAACTGGCTTAGCTTTAAAAGACTTTTTAAAATCATCAAGTGTTATTGCATATTCTTCAACTGAACTCATTACAGCATGCTTAAGCGTGTCCTCTGAGTTTATTTTGACCTTATTCTGTTGAATATAGTCAATTACTGTAAAAGCATCATCAGAATTACTAAGCTTAATGCCATGGTCTTTTAATAAAGAATGGATATTTGTATGTTCGCTGCAGTTATAACAATGATATTGAAGCGTATCCCAATACATGTTACCACGCTTTTTAGTATGGTCTGTATGTGAATCGCCACAATAAGGACATGCCAGGGTTATTCGCCCTGGCATGCTCTTAAGAAGTTGTTTACTAGGAGAAGAGTGTTCTTGTACGCAAAGTTCCTTTAACGCTTTTTTAATTCTTTCTCTTAGTTCTTCCGTTAATTGTATATTAGATGTCGAGGTCATTCAAAAAAGAATCTAAATCATCATCCGTACTAACTTTAGAATCTGTACTTGCAGTTGTAGTTGCAGAACCTGCAGTTTCTGCTACTTTAGCTGGTGCTGGTTTTTCTTCTTTCTTTGCAGATCCGGTTATGGCTGCAATAGACTCTCCTGGGTTAAGGTACATACGAAGTACATCGTTAACAAAGCTACGCATATCTTCATCCCATGCTCTGTAGTCATAGTTAGCTAATGATGGTGCATTGTCTAATTCTGTTTTGATCGTCGCCATTGTCTCTTTATTTCTTTCAGCTGGTGCATCTTCTAAGATAATTGCTGATTTACTTGCAGAGAATTTAGACTTGTCATAGTTGTTGTATTCACCTTGTCTTGTGATAATCAACTCAAAGTTCTTTCCTTCAAAAAGGTCAAATACTTGTGTTGGCTCCCCAAAGTCTGGTTTTAATTCAGCATCGATCTTCTCTTTGATCTTATACCCGAATTTAAATACTTTGTACTGTCCTTCTAAATCTGGATTTTGTGGATCCTTTACGATTTTAATAAGTGCATAATACTGCTGACGTCTTTTCAGTTTCTCAGATGCCTTACGGTCAACTGCTGAGTCAGACTTTCTTAATTTCCAAAATACGTCTGCAATAGGACATTTCTCTCCGATTGTTGATGGACTGTCTACTAATTTACCATCTCCTGAAGAGTTAGTTAACCAGTGGACATATTTTTGGATTAGTGAGTTACGAGGGTTTTCTGGATTAGGTACAAAACGTATTAATGCTTTGTAAGTTCCGTCTTTACCATCGTCTGCTGTTGGTTTGTAAATCTCATTTGTTGAGTTACTTGTTTGTACTTGGTGAGTTTCTACGTCTTCTACGCCCAAGTTAAAAATGTCAAAATCTGCCATAATTCCTTTAAATTGTTTAATTGTTTAATACTTGAAATAACTTTAATGTCCTTTCATTCCTTATAGTATGCTACTTTATTTAGTTTCAAATAGTTTGCAATGTTAATATCGTACTTTCATTTTCTCTCCATCTACCGTCCTTAAGCTTAAGCAGCCCTGCCTTGTGTAGTAATGTATCACGCTCAATTGCAGTGATTTTATTATCTTTCACCATTTTTATTAGGACTCTGTCTAGACTGAGAAAGTCAGTAGTAACTAACATATACAAGTTATTTTAATTGTTTAAGTAACATATAGGTTATATATCTAAGTTTAAAATTGTTTCTAAATTAGCTTAAAAAAATTAATTTGAAAAAAAGTTGAAATAGTTTGGAACAAAGCCAGTAGGCTTGCATATAAGTAATGTATTTAAAGGAAAGATAAGGTTAGTTCAGAGCGTTAGCAGTATAAGCTACAAGATAGCAAGCATCAATAAGGTCATCAAAAGGTTTAGGCACCTTTTTCCCAGTTTCAATTTCCCTAACATATTTATAGAAAGAGCTTTTAAGCAGAGACTTGTCATTAGCGGTATTTGCTTTAAAGGCATCAAATAATTGTAGCTTACTCATATTACCTTTACCTGCAAACTTCTTAAGAGAGGTTGGAGCTACAGTCAAGATATCTTCCGGCTTTAAAGTCTTTATCATCTTTAATTTTAAAATAGCAGCACCTGCTGCCATGTCAATCATATTATTAGTTCCCATTTTAGAACCATAAGAAGAGCCTTCAAATGCAATAGTAAATCCATCAGATTCAAATGTATTCTGTGCAATTAAATTAAGAATATCATCAGCCATCCTGTCATATCTTTTAACTTTAGCTAATTCTGATTTTGAATAATCTTTATTACTTGTGAAATCTGGCTGAGCCACTAATGTGACATCTGGTAAAATGCTAATTTCTTCCTGCATTTTTTGTTCAGCCTTAGTACCTGATTTAGGCTTAAGATAACTTATAAAGTGATACACTTTACTTTTATCATTCCAGATACAAATACCTGGTGAGTTTAATGAGAAGTCTACTCCTATAAAATTCATTTAAATTCTTTTACCCATTGCAGCACCAAGAGCGGCACCAACTAATCTGGAAGTTAATAAATCGTAAAAAATACCTTTTTGAATTCCTAAAACTTTAGCAATAACCTTTCCAATTGATTTACCTAATGCAAATCCAGCTAAACCACCTATAATAGAACCTAGAATACCTTCATTAGTCATCTCTTCATTTAAACGATCTAAATCATAAGTACCATCCTTTCTTTTATATTCAGCTTCAAATGCTTCAATAGCCGCATCTACTTCAGCTTCTAATTCTGGAGTCCACTCTTCTTGTAAGCCCTCTTTGACTAAAGAATAGTCCTGCTCACTAATTTCGTTTTCTACTAAATAATCGTTAAATGTTTTCATATTCATAATATTTTTTATAAAGTATATATCTTTTTATTCTATTTCTAGTCTAAGATCTAGTTTATTGTAAAAAAATGAAACCTCAAATGTATTAAACTCTGCTACGTTCTGTGCCATATTAAGACTTAATTCATTTATTGAGTTCATAATCGGTTTTTGAAATTCCATATATGCAACAGAAGCTCCCTCGGCATCTAAAATTCTTAATGTTAAAGGCTGAGTATAAGGTTCTTTTGTACTTCTTGCATAATAATAAAGCAATGTGTCCATCATAATCCAATAATTAATAAAACCATCTAATAATTGCATGGTCACTGTAAATTCTCTTTGAATTGTATTTTGAATTGGAACTGCTCCCCTGTGATACCTTGTGGTTCCATCATTATCAGCTTGAGTAATTGGATCAAAAGAAATTCCTGGCACATTAATACCCTGTATAGAATAATTAATATAATCAATAGGCTCTGCTAATAAAGATCCCGGAATTCTATTTAAATACGATTTGTATTTATTTGCAACTTCTTCTGGTACAAATTTTCTAGGAAATCTAAAATCATAAAGGTTATTTCTGCTATTTAAAATCATAATATCTTATATCTTAAAGAAGATTGTCGTTTTTAAAATCATCAGAGCTAAAACCAGTATTTTGGCCTCTAGCACCACTTCCTCCGCCGCCGCTTCTACCGCTTCTAGGTGATTTTTTAGGATTTCCATAACTACTTCTATCCGGTTCGTATTGTAGAGGAGGTCCTTTTACAAAGTTAACTCCAGAAGGCCCGACTTTAACAGGCTTTACATTATCTTTAGGATTTACAAATTTTGGACCCGAGTTCCCTTTAATTGAAGCAGTTGCTCCAGTTTCACTTATAGACGCCACCGACGGTGTTGGTGGTAAATCTTCTTCAGCTACAGTTCCAGGATCTTCTGGCGCTGGCGTCGGTGCCGGTGTCGGCGTTGGCGTTGGCGCCACATCTGGCGTTGGTATTGGTTTTGGTGTTGGTGCTACCGGAAGGTTTGCAACCCATCTACCACTTGTAATCATAGTCTCATCAGTACCATTATCCATACTTATATAAAAAGTTCTAGAACGAAGGCCTCTAATAGCAACTGCATTAGCTTCACTTAATTTAAAAAGAACTTCACCGTCTCCCATATTAACAGACTTATCTATTATATGATTAAATTTTAATTTATTTTTACCATCGACAAACGATAATACAATATTTTCTACATTATTTAAAGGTATATTAATAATATCACCAGTTTTATTTTTAGCTAATTTAAACTTTAAATAAGTACTGAATGGCGGTATTACAATCAATAAGTTAGCACTTGAAGTATAAGGCTTACTATCAACTTCTTCTAATCCACCTTCTACTTGTTGCATTCCACTTGAGCCCACAACAACGTTATATCTTTCTATAAATGCCGGAACTTTTTTAATACTTCTAGCTGGCATCATATTAGAAATTAAACTACCTACTTTTCTATTAGTTGAAATGTTAGGAAGAATATTATAAACCTCAGTTAATGTATTGTTACCATTAATGTTTACCTTCTGCAATCTTTTACCGTATCTACCAGCTTGTGCAGTTGTTATGCTAGCTCGTTTTACTATTTGTGTATTATCAGTTTGATTCCAAATTCTCATAGTTACATCTATTGAAAAATTAACTGCAACGTTTGAATTAATTATAACAGGTCTAAAAACAATAGGAGTATCAAAATCTTCATATTGTGAATATGTTGTACTAAATGTTTTAATATTAGAAACACCTACTTGTTCAAAAACATCAACATCAAACATTACCATAATATCATCACCGCTAAGTTGAATTTTATCTAATAAGTATCTTTCAAAACCAGCAGTACTTCCATCTCTTTCACCATATAATCTAAAATAATCTCCGTCAGTAGCATCTTCAACCACTACAGTAAAATCTTGAAATTCATCTTCTCTAGAAATAGTAAATTTATTTTCTTCAGCAGTGTGTATAAAATCAAATTCAGTACTTGACTCTATTCTAGAAATCAATTTAAAATTAATACCATAATTACTATCTGCTTTTAAATCAGAAGAACCTATAGATCCATCTCCAAAAAACCTATTTAAAAACTCTGTATTTTGGTTAACTAAAGTAGGAACTTTAACTTCGATAAATTTAGCAAATAAAGTTTCTCCTAAAACAAAAGGCCTAGGATTAGCTAATTCGTAATTAGATGAGTTTAAATAAACTAATTGTGTAAGATTATTTTCTACACCGGATTCTCTTTCTGCTAAAACTTGAAATAAAAACCCTTCATAACCCCTAGATGCAAAACTATATCCACTTCTTAAGTGTAATCTAATAGTATCATATTTAATATAATTAATATTAGCAGTGTTGTCTACTTGAGAATTTAAAACATCAGTTTCATTAGAACCATTCCAGTTTGGATTATTATTTAAATAATTATAAGCATCGTATGCTCCAGTAGAATCATAACCAATAAGTGCATATCTATTCGCGTCATTTAAATGTTTAACTGCGTGAAATCTACCTAGTATTTGATTTATATCATTACCTGCATTTTCATCTGGATTTGCAAAAAGAGGGTTAGCCCTACTTGCTACTGTAATTTTACCACCAATTAAATTATCTGCTTTATATTCAACTTGTCCATTCTGAGTTGGTGTATAAGTTGCAATATATGTCACTGGTGAATAACTATAAACACCCAATGCTCCTGTAATTTCAAAACTAGATTGCTCTGCTAATGATAATCCAGATAAATCAAATTTATAAGTTTTACCATTCTGTAAAAGAAGAGTTCTTCCAGCAAAATTTTCTATAGACAAATAACCTGATGCTGAAGTAACATCAAAGTTAACCACGTTACCACCCAATTCACTTATTAGGTGTCTTTTTTGTGTAGAGTCACCTTGTACTGTATCTATAAATTTAACTTCACTACCATTGTCATCTACTTCTATCTGATATGCAGAAGGATTACTTTGATCGTGATAGATAAATTCAATTAGTACGTCGTTATCTATTCTATAATATGCTGAAGATTGTGCCATAATTTTTTATATTTAAAACCTCAACCACTTAGGTGACCAATATACTCCTAAACCAATAGAAGGGCCAGTACTAATTACTTGATTATTATTTAAGTTTATTCCATACCCAACTCCTATTCCGATAGACCAACCAGATTTTTTTTCATATCTTTGGTTTAGTTTAGTATTTATCAGGTTTATATTTTCAATATCAGAGATAATTAATCCAGGATATGTTGTTGATAATTTAAGTCTATTTGAACCTTCTACGTTTTCAATTGCTGCACTTAAAGATAATGTTTGATCTATATTAAATTGACTCTCACCTATTATATAGAATTTACCACCACTAAATCTAACAGTAGAAGAACCTGTTAATGTTCTAGTATTCCCTTTGCTAAATATATCAAACTTATTGTACTTTATTTCACTTGTAGTAGAATCAATCTCCACGACGCTAGTTGATGCTAATAAACTATCTTTAATTGCAAGTTCAGCAGAAATCAAAGTATTTACTTCATTTAAATCTTTATTTAAATTAAGAGCATTTGTATACTTTTTAATCATGTCTTTCTGATCGTCTTTTAGGTTTATTATATCAAATTCATAACTTCTAATCGTGCTAATTAACTCACCAGTTCCGGTTTTATAAATTTCTATAGAGTCTTTAGAAGCTAAATAATTATTAAAGTTTCTATCTGAAGTTTCTTGTGTAGTTTTTAAATCTCTTTTAAGTTTTTCAGTCTGTTCACATTGTCTTAAAAATAATAAAACGAAAAGAACACCTAGTACAAAACCAAGTGTGCTTTTATTAGATAATATTTTTTTTAATTTATTCATTATTTACTTTTTAATTACTAAACCATTGTTGTATTTAATTGTATTTGTTTAAATTCTACATCTAATTGAGAATAATCTACACGATCAAATCCATCTGCATGTTTAATTACAGCATTCTCAGGAATTTCATCAGACATTACACCTTGGAATAATCCAACTCCGTGTACTAAGTCCTTATATTCAAAACTATATATGTTTAACCCACTTGGCGATTCACCAATTTTAGTTATATTCTTCTTTAATCTTCTATCAGACGTGGTTTTTGTTGGGCTGGTACTGCCTGGTGAGACTAGAGGAATTGGCGACGGTGATGGTGTTCCTGGTGGAGATACTACGATCGGCGTTGGCGTTGGTGTTGGCGTCGGCGTTGGTGTCGGCGTTGGTGTTGGCGTCGGCGTCGGTGTTGGTGACGGAGACGGATTAAGTACAACAGGGTTTTTCGGCCCCGGCGTCACTGGCGCTGGCGTCGGTACCGGTGACGGCGAAATAGGCGATGGTGATCCTGGAGTCGGCGTTATTATCTGAGTATTACTTAATGTTTCATTATAGGTTGCTAATCTTTCATTTTGATTAAAAACTTCATAAGATTTATCATTCGTTGGATATGTAAAGTTATAATACAACATGACGGCATAAAGGCCATCAGGTGTTGTAGTTTTCCAATCAAAATCCTCAACATTTAAAAAGTCAGCCTCTATCTCATCTGCTAACAGCACCCCTGGAGTTGATCCGAAAACAGTAGATTGATTTTCTTCACCAAAACCATCGTTAATTACAATTGTTGTAGGCTTTTTCTTAGCTATGTTAAAATAATTACCACCTGGCGGTATTGCACCCCAATATTCTTCGGTGTAATTATCTTCGAAACCATCTGTATTTTTAAAACCATCTATTTGAATCATTATTGGAAATAATATCCAATGTGCCGCGGCATTTCTATATGGCCAATAGATTGGTGATGGGAAAACAGCTACCCTACCTTTTATGTTTTGAGCCATTTGTGAGCCACTTGCAGGCGTATTGTCAGCACCATATTCTCCATTTAAATTCATACCATTACTATAATGGATAGTATTTAAAGGTGCTGGCATGTAATTTATTTGACCCGATGCTGTAACTTGGTGGCCAATTTTAGTATATGTAATTTTACTTTTTGAAGGTCTTATTGCCATCCTAAGTGCTTGTGCATTAACTAATGTCTGGTTTTGGTTACTAACTTTTTTATGTACTCTAAATTGATTAGTAGATGTTAACCAGGTAGCATCAAGAAATCTAACCCATGAGTTAGATGCAAATGCAGAATCAGTATTACCATCTAAAGCAAGGTCACCAAAATCTGAAGTTGTACTAGGTTGATAAAAATAATCATCAATTCTTCTTTGGCTTTTAGGAGTACCTTCATTTGGCGCGTCTAATTCGCCAGCGCCTAATGAGCCACCTTCATCTGCTTTATACAAAATACCACGACCGGATTCATTAATTTGCAAATCTCCTAGCAGCTCTGTAGTATTTTTAATAGATATTGCATTATCAGTAGTTGAAAAACCATCACCTATTGAAACATTTACTGAAACTAGTTCAGTTCCACCAGCATACATTCTTAATACATCTTCATCAGGTGCTTCTTCTGCAGTAATATAAGTATCTTGATCGGCATCAATTAATCCACCTAAACCTCTCCAATCAGAACCATGTCGACCCTCAAATTGATCAGTATCAGTATTAAACCTAATTTGACCCTGGTTGGTATCTAAAGTTCTTTCGGCAGTAGTACCAGCCGGCAGGCGAATTGACGAAGTATTCGTCCAAACAGATTTAGCATAAAACAAAGTTTCAAGATCAAATTCCACGTTATGTACATTAAGACTGTTAACCGTATCATGAAATTTAATAACGCCATTCCCTGGGTCTATATCTATAGTTAACCCTTGTGAACTTAATTGTATATCATTTTCAGCTGAAAGATTAATGCTATTTACAGCGATTTGAAAAGCTAATTCACTTGTAGCAGATCCAAAATCTTTTTTAAATCCAAAAGTATCAACGCTATTTATTATATCGTGAGTAAAATTTAAAACTTTATCTGGTGCAATTCTAAAAGATTTAAAATGATCATACTCTCCTGGATCTAATTCTAACGTAATTCTAGCATTTGCTGTAGTTTCACCAGTAAGATCTTGTCCAGAACCACCCTCATTAAAAGTTGAATCTCCAAGCCATAAGGCTGACGCACTAGCGTCTCCATCTAATTTTGGTTTAAGTATATGTGAATTATTTGAAACATTAGTTACGCGCTCCCATGGAGTATCTGAGACTCCAGGATCACCTTGGTCACCTTTAGTTCCAATTTCACCCTTTTCACCTTTAACACCAGTTGCACCTTCGGCACCTTGTTGTCCCTTAATTCCTTGTATACCCTGTGGACCTCCTCCATTAATTAAAATTTGATCAAAGTTATAATTGATCTTTTCAAACTTTATAGAGTCTGAATCGCTTGGGTGTAAAATCTCTTTTATATTGATTGCCATATTATGACTTTATTTTTATCATAGGCCTTATATCATAAGAGTAGCCTAACCTTTTATTATATATCAGTCTGAAGTTTAGTGGTGTTTGTGTATGCGGTTTATAAGTAAAATTATTGTCGCTTTCAAATCCATTAGAACTTAGATCGCCTGTATTTAAAGTATTAATAAACTCAGATCCCTTGCCTTTAAAAGACTTAGTATATAGTACTAAATTATCTATAGTTAAAACATCTATTAAGTTTTTAATAATATAATTCTGAGAATCATCAATAAGTGTAGTTTTATCACCAAATGATTTTTCCGGATTAACAAACTCTATTAACGTATTTAAAACTCCAGAATCTCTAAGTTTTTTATAGATAACTGAATCCATATAAAAATCTGCAATAATATTATTTTTATCTTCAAATATCATAATATCTGCAGTATTGTTAGAATTTCTTAAAATATCATCTAATTCTTCTTTATTGTTAACATTAGCTGTAGTATAATCTAATAGTAAATATGAATCTTCTAGTGTCATCATTGTAGAGGCTAAATAAGATCTTTCTTCAATAACCCCAAACGTTCCTACGACATTAGTACTTTTACCACCAGATAAAGACCTAGAATAGTATTCACTATCCCATGAAGACTTAAATACATTTATGTCTTTTTTATCTATTGCGATCTCGCTAATTAGTGGGTAAAGTGGCAACAAATCACTACTGGCAGAAAGTTTAATAACACCCTTAGTGTTTATATCATTAACTTTGTGGTAAAAATGATTTTTTATTACACCCCAATTAGAATCATGTTCTCCATTATCTTGTATAAAACCAAGATTAAATGTAGTTCCAGTTCTATTATACCTATTATAGTATTTTCTAGCTATCGCAACCTCAGATACATCATTTAAAGAGTGTCTATATAAACTTTCTTCAAAAGATCTTTCAACAGCATTACCGGAAACATGATCTCTATTTACTTTAAAATGAGTATATAAATCTGTAAACGTAACCACCGGTCTCATATCCACTGTATAATTTCCAGAATGTCTAATCAAGAATGGGTAGTATGTTTCCCCGGGTACAATATTATATCCAATAGTTCCAGAGCTTAACTTAAAAGTCTGTGGTTTATTAGTATCTTCTTCTATTTTTAAATTTGATTCTTTAATAATTTCTTTACCATCTTCAAAGTTTATAATAAATCTATTATCAAGAACAGTACCGTCTGTAGTTATTGTTTTGTAATTTATATCTGCTCCATTTGAGTTTAACATTTTAGAAACATATTGTATAGAAAGTTTTTCTAAAAGTTTAGAATGTGCATTTACACCACCACCTTCATATACATAATCTGCATTAACTAATAATGTTGAACTTAAATAAGCAACAGGCATTATTATACTAGGATCATCTACTCTATAAGGTATTTCCTGTAATACTAACTCTTCATTTGAATTTACAGTGGCTACTCTTGCTGCCCAAGTACCAACCGAGCCTGCAAATTCTATTATAATTCTTCCATATAAACCATCACTCCCCGGTGATATTTGAGTATCAAACTCAGGGTCAGTTCCATTGTTATGTTCCATACCTCTAACAACGTAGGGCCCAGATCCACTAAAATCAACACTTAATAAATTTAAAGCTCCTGAAAGGTTTGCATCACTATAAACATATTCACCAATACCATCTCCATAATTATCTGAATTATCAAAAACCATTTTATGATTTAATTCATACATCATTTTTCTAGAAAGAGTATTATCAATCCAAAAATCTGAAATATTTAGTGTAATAAAGAATATTACAAATTTATGTGCTTCGTTTTTTATAACATCATATTCAATAGAATTTTTGCCGTCTGCTGTATTGTCTTGATTAACCTTAACTAAAGTACTAAAACGGTAACCATTAAATTCATTATTTTTTACATACTCAGATGCTATTTGATTTGTAAACTCTTTTCTTGATCTAAATAAAACTTTAATACCTTTAAAGAAAGTGCTTGCAAATGAAATATCATTACCATTTTTAATAATACTATATTTCTTTTTTAAAGGTTTTTTTGCAAACGTGTTCATGTCAAAATTTACTGAGCGATCATCTTTTAAATCACTAGAATTAGAGCTTATTTCAAGACCATCACATATCATAAACTTGTCAAAGTAGTCAAGATTATTATCCATAAACATCTCTTTAGTTATTTCAAAATCTTGTATAAAATTAATATAACTAAAAGTTTCATTAACATGGTTGTATCTATAAAAATTAGGTATTTTATCTATATAAAACCATTCATGAGTAAATGCCTTTTTATCTCTACCAGCAACTGATAAATCTGGTGCGAAATTGGTTCTACCAAAAGCTTCATTAGCATTTAAATAATATGGCTGTTCTCTAACAGTATCACAATCTTTAAGTACCCATTTATTAATATTAGGAACCACTCGTGAGTTTAAAGATAATTCCTTTACATTATTTTCTTCTAGCCTATCAAATTCAGAATTAATAAATTTAGAATTAGCACCTACAATAGATTCGTTATCTAATATAGGAAGCAGGTTTGAAAAATATTCAGATGGACTAAGTTCAAAATCTTCACTTAAAATATCACTGGTTTCAAGGCCTTCATAATTTGCTCTATAACTAAAGAGATCTTCATCTGTCCATTCTTTAGTAGTCGAATAAGGTTTATACTCAATATTAGAAAACTCTTCTTTATATAGTTCTTTAAGATCAGAATTAGAAGTATCATAAAAATCAAAGTTTAAATCATAAATATCATACGCTGAAAATAAACCAATTCTAAGGTTATTTTCTCTATATAATCTAAGCTCTCCAGAGCCAATAGAATTAGGCTCACTTAAAATTAACCTATGATATCCAGCATTTAAGTCTTCAACATATTCAACAACATCTTTAATTTTATTAAATCTGCCCGCGTAATTAGTAGCAATGTAATCATTAATATTAATTTCACTAATAGTATCACTTTTAACAAGCATAGAAGTACCATTACTAGCACCACCGTTAAAATAATAAGGCCTCCAGCTATTAAGTATAGTAGAGTCTAAGTTTAATAAAAAGCCATTTGGATCATAATTTTCTGCGCTAACAAAATCAATATTATTATTTTGATTAATTAATAACGCATGCTGAAGTAATTTATATCCAGGTATTTTTATACTAACATAAACATCAGCACCTATATTTTTAGCATTAAATTCTGAAAACTGATTAATACAACCACTCATTGCAATTGCAATATCTTTAGGTTGGCCATCTTGTGAAAATTTATTACCGTTAAACGTACCTTTAGTAAGTTCACCAGAATCTGCTGCAAAAATAGTACTATTATATAAATCAACGTTTGTATATACATTACTAACTTTAATAATATTGCCATTAGGTATTGAAACAAATAGTCCTATATTTCCAAGTCCTGATTTTTTTTCAGAAACAATTATTGTTTTATTTAATTCATCAATTGTAATTGTAGACTTTTGAGATAAAGCACTAGCTAAAAAGCTAGTTTTAAAATTATTAATAGCATCTAAAACATCACTACCAGAATTAAATTGAAAACTAATTCCTGTAGAATCCTCTATAGTAATTTGACTTAAAGGTGTATGTTTAATAAACTTAAAGCTAAAAACCTCTTCTTTTGTATGTACAATAGCTATATTATCATTAACAATCGGATTATCAGTTACTGTAAATTTAATATAATCAAAAGCAGCTCCTTCTACATCTTCTGCTTCAATAGATTTGTCTTTATATTTAATACCTAATTTACCAGATATCTCATTTAAACTATCTACAACTTCTAAGTTTAGATTAGATTCATCATAATACTTATTAGTAGCTATTTTATAATAAGAGTCTTCAATAGAAACATAACCCAACGTCGGCGTGTTATTCATCATACTATGAGCAGGAATACCAGTAGCCGGGTTTGTAGAATCTACGTATGACTCAATAGATTTAAATTTAATTCTTCCGGATGTAGATGTAGAAACTTCTCCAAGTCCAGAATCTATATCGTTAACATACAATCCAAAATATCTATTAACAGAATATTCGTTAGCAGATGCATCATCAAATAAAAATTCAAGATTTAAAATATTAGCAGACGCTATTGAATTTCTTCTAAACCCATCAGTTATAAAGTCATTAGCCTCTATCAACGGTTTATCTTTTTTAACAAAATCTTCATATAAGTATTCTGCTTTACTAACAAAACCACCCTTAACTAAATCTATTCCATTATAAGTAGATTTTTCATCTTTTTCAAAAGAAAAAGTTAATGGTGCTTCTGGGAAGTTATCATCTTGTAAATGATTTCTAACATAAGCCCCTATTGCAGACTCGCTTGTTAAATCAAATGTTTTAACAATTTCAGCATTAGCTAAAATAGATTTAATCCTTGTTAAGTTATCGTCGTTAGTATTCTTTAATTCTTCAGATTCTCCAGGATTATTTATTTTAAAAATAACAAACATTTTAGGCATATTAAGATCCGCCCATATTGGTGCAAATATCCTAAACTTTTCATCATAAAGCTTGGAGTAATTAAGAGTTGCACCATATTGATAATCTTCCTCAATCTGAGATTGATAATCTTCTAATACTGATGTGTCAGAAGATGTTCTTTTTGTTTTATAAATAATCTCACTAGGTGTTCTTTTAGAATTAAAGAAATTAGCAATGTCGTAAGAATACGATCCTGTCCTACTAACTTCATTTTTCTTATATTCAATATTAGCTAAATCTTTAGTCGCATCAATAGATTCTAAATAGATTTTATCGTCAGTGTCTGCAACTAATTTAATATTTGTTGTTAACTTAGGGTTTGTTCTTAATAAAGGTCTAGAAATATTATCTATATTATAATTTTTATCAGTATTAAAATTAACACCCAATGTCGGATCAAAATCATCGTCATCTATTTCACCAAATTGGTACAAATATAAATTAGCCACAGGATCTCCACATTTAAGACAGCCCTCAAACGCCTTTATTTCATTATTACTAAAAATACCAATTGAACTTGCTAGTTTTTGCTGTACTATTGTTTTTTTACCTGCAACATCATACCCACCGATGCTTTTTAATAATAGCTCAGCTTCGTCTATGTCCGTAGCTCTAACTTTATGTACAAATGTAACACATTCGTTACCGCCAGGTAATTCAAATGTTGTATAGTTTACGCTCTTTAATGCAGATATAAAATCAGAAATATAATTCTCATCTCCTTCAAAATGATCCCCATCAATAACGTACATATTAAATGTAATCTCTCCTGTTATTTCTTCCGGACTACATGACCAAAAAGCATAAAATATATTAGAAGCAAATGCGTTTGCACTATTAATTTGACTTATACCATAGGCATCTGGCCTCTCATATTCCTCACAAGACCCTCCGGTTTCAATTAAACCACCAGTGCTTAAATCTCCAGTGCCTGTAAATCCAAACCATTGTCTAGGTGCTGGATTTCCATCTCCAAAATAAAACCAGCCGTCGATCGGGTTAGCATCACTCTTATAAATTTGTCTAGGCGCTAAAAAAGTAGATTCTTGATCTAATGCCGCCTGTTGAGTTGTAAAAATAGGAATATCCTGCTGCGCAAGATCTAAGAGCTCTAATGTAGAACCCTCTTCTGCTAAATAATAAAATGTGCTTGTTGTTAAATTTGTAGTACAAAATTCTGCTGCGGATGTTGCATTATTATCAGGATCATGTTTTAACGAGATTGAAAAAACATCATAAACTATAAATATACATTCTACAGCTGCGCCACCATTAGGCCACTCTACTGATGCTCCATCCCATTCTAGATGTGATGGCTCTGCTGCATCTGAAGATTCAAAAAATATGTTCGCGTTCCAAACTGTATTTAGTGTAGGCGATGTACCACTATTTAATTCATTAGAGTGTACTTCTGCATCGTTAAAACTTGTAAAAATAGGTAAATTCTCAGAAGCTATTTGATCTATATTTTTAAGGCCGTCATTAGTAACATAAAAAACATTTAACAGAGTTCCAAATTCATTACAAATATTATTAAATTGAGTAGAAGATAAAACACTAATACTCTCAACACTGTATATTGGCCCCGTTGGACATGATACAATATCTACTACTTCACCAACCTGGTCAATTTTGTAAGATTTATCAGTTGTAGCTTCATAAAACCAAGAACCCTCACCATCATACTCTACTTGTAAATTTTGATCGCTATAAAAAATAGTTCCAGTAACAATACTTGCGGCTACTGTATCGTTTGTATATAATTCGTTAGGAGTTGATTGATTACATGCTGTAAATTGATTACCAAATGGATTACTAAGCTGAATAGCTTCAAACGGAATCACACATGAGCCTATTGCTGCTACCTCTCCGCTTACCACCTGTGCCCAAGTATCAGTATTATATAAATAGTAATAACCATCTAACACTGGAGTGGTTTTGTCTACATCTTGCCAAATCACATCACCAACTACTAAAGAGCTTGTAGTATTTCCACTAGTGGTATAATATAAATTAACATAACCAGAATTTGAACATGCATCAAAGCTACTTGTTTGCCTAGACCCTACTGAAACCCCAGTTGTACTAGTACACTGGACTATATTAATAACTTGGCCAGATTCATTTACTAAATAGGTCTTATCAATTTCACTTTCATACCAATATTGAGTACCTGCCGCCTTTGGCGTAGACCCATCTCCTTCATACTCATCTATATTTCCTGCAGTATCTAAGAATATAGTATCGTTAATTGCCGGCTCAGTTTTAGTACCAAAATTATCATCAAAATACCTTACTGCAACCGTTCCACCAGTACCTGAACATGCACCAGCTGGAGTTGTACTATAAATATTGGTAGTATTAAATGCAGTGTATGTTGTACATTGAGTCCCAAATGCAACTATCTCTCCAATATCTGATACTTCTATTGGTATAGAATTTCCATTACCAAGATCAAGAGTATACCAATATGTAGTTCCTGATGTTTTAGCAGTTGAACCGTCGGCTAAATAAGTATCGGGGATTGTAGCGTTTGCATCTGTATATACAGTCATCCCAATTTCTAGTGAACTTCCAGCAGTTTCAACAAATCTTTGTGTTTTATTTGCATCTAATATAACTGCACATGCATCAGCCTCATTGGCTTCAAATGGCTGAGTAGTTGAATTAGTTTCAAAATCAAGAATTTGTGTACAAGTATATTTTTGTGTAACTTTACCAGCTTCATCTACTAATAGCGAAATACCAATCCCTGATCCTAAATCTGTAGTATACCAATAATCAGTACCGGCCTGTTTTATACCACTTGCTGCGTCGGCAAGAAACTCATCAGCTTGAGTGCCGGCAATAGTCATAAAGATAGTATCACCAACCTCAGGCTCGGTGCCATTAGTATCATCAAAGAATCTTTGTTGAGGTAAAGTTGTAATATCTACGGCACATGCCGCATCTGCGCCAGATGAATACGGTTGTGTAGTAGGATTAGTATTAAAACTGATTATTGCCATTAGTTATTAAAATCTTTTAATATAGAGGTTGTTCTCTATTATATATCCTAGATTATTATCTAACTAATTGAGCTGCTCTAATAGAATTTAAATTCTTGCCTTTAGGAGAATATTTAGCGAATACTTCTAGGTCAAATGAAAATTGATTATCATATTTATCAAATATATCCAATCCTATTTTCTTAGTATATGTTAGATTACCAAATCCAAATTTAGTAAACCCTCCGATTCTACCGATATCAGATTCTGCATCATTTCCATAATAATCAGTCATCCTATATTGGAATACTACATCTAAAGATAGTCCATTATTTTCCCCATTTTCAACAGATTTAGTACTCTGTTTTGTTTCTCCGGATACAGATAAAGTATCCGGGTTAATTGGAGATAAAAATAAGAAAGAACCTACTGATTTTCCACCTAATAAATATTGGTCATTTGCATCAAATGACATTTTAAAAGATCTATCACCAGCTGCAATCTTACCGTCCATTTCCATGAAACCTAACTGCTTCTTACTTAGTACTGAGTTAACATTAAGTACACCACTTACTAACGCTTGATACGGAGTTATTCTTCCTGAAGTTTCTAACGTAGCAGTTATTGGCATTGTGTATATTGCATTATTAACAAGAGCCTGTAATGATACACCCTGTTCAGATATAGTTACTGCCGAAGATGAAGATGCGGTTTGTCCGTAATCTAAATATAGGTTTTCTAAATCTGGGTGGTCTTTATGTAAATAAAGTCCTGTGTTATATTCTAATGCACTAACGTTAGCAAATGTTGTTACATCAATAACATTAGCGTTAAACTGTCCACTTAAATCTGCGTCTGCACCGGCAGTACCTGCAGTGCTAATACCAAATGTACCCGACCAAATAAAGTTTGATGACGTTGCATCACCAGTTGTAGTTAATAAAGTAGGTAGTGTAGAACTTTCAAAGTCAGCATAACCCAATACATATTCATAATTATCTAAAGACCCAATCGAAGATCCAGTATTAGTAGAAATAGGAGCAGTAGCATATAATGTGTTTGTACCAGATATATCCATATATCTAGAGTAAACAAATTGACCCCTCCTTTGTGCAGATTGATAAGGTGCTTCATGTAATAAGTCTATTGAACTTAATTGATTAGCGGATATGTTTTGGTACTGTATTGGTACTAAATCATAATTACCTTCTGTTGTATAATAAGTATCACTAATAATTTTACTATCTATTGCCTGGGCGCCATCGTCATTAACAGGATTTCCAAATCCGTTTATGGATGCTCCGCCAGCATTTGATTTATGTGCCGGGAATGTTCTATCACCAGTAAGTCTAGAAATTAATTCTAATGTTGTAGCTTTTGTATTTTCAATTACTAATTTAAAAGTCTTAGTAACAATATGCCCCTTCTTTACTGTTAAATCTGCAACCTCGTCAACATAATATCCAGCAAATATTTGATTAGTAGTATCTTTATTAATGTTAATAACAGTTCCGTCCTCATTGATGAGTTTAACAAATAGCTCACCCTTAACAGTTTCAATATTTTCTGTTAACGCGCTGATTTGTAATTGTAATTCTGCTAATTTATCATATATTGAAATAGGCTTTTGCTCTGGAGATAAAAATCCAGAAGCTAAATCTTGTGCACTATGTGCATAAAACTTTTCGTTAGCAGTAAATGATCCAGCAACGTGTGTATAAACACCTTGAGCATTTAATTCTTCAGTTAGTTTTACTTTAGTTACTTCAGATATATTTTGTTGAAGTAGTGCGTTTAAATCTGTTGTATCAACCTCTCCTGCTGGGAAACCTATAACAATAGGCTCGGACCAATCAGATAAAATTGGATTGGCAGGATAACCAGCTTCTGAAACTGATTTAATTCTAATCTCAACAGATTCACCTTGTGATATTGGTAAGTCTAATTGATTAAAGTTAACCTTTTGTGCATCTTCAACCCTAGAGTCTTGCCATCTAAATTTACCTCTTACGTCCTTTGCTCTATCTCTTACTAAAGTTTTCTTTTCATTCCAATTTGAAAACACTGCAGTTTTTTCTCTAGTGTTCTCAAAGAATTTAAGTTGGTTTACTTCTGGAGCTTTACCAGATGTAGAAATATATCTATATTGAACTATAAATCTAACTACATTCTGATCTATTGTTCCGGCAACTGTTTTTGCAGTTGGCACCGTCCAAAAACCTCTTACTCTGTATTTAGGAGTAGCCTTACCGACATTTGTATCAACAGATAACGATTGTATTTGATTAACAATTGAGCTATATAGAGATGCCTCAGATGCTCTCTGGTCTATTAATGTTTGTAATTCACTTCTATCTTTATCTCTCTCGATTTTAGACTTATACTTTTTAGTAGCAATCTCAGATCTTTTCTTAGCAATAGTTTCATCTAATTTTTCTATTGTCTTTTCAGCAGCTGTTTTAGTAGAGTTCATCTTTTTAATTTTTGAAGCAGAGTCACTCTCTGTCAAATGCTTATTAATTTGAACTACTTTAAAGTTTTCTACAACTAATGTAGGAGCATCCGGCTGAATACCTTGAGTTGCTGGTGGTATTGCATCATCTTTAAGTGCTTTAATATATCTACCAAAGTCAGCAACTTCATCTTTATAAAATTCTGAAAGTCTTAATACAGCACCATCATCTCTTGTGATTGTTAAATTATTAGAATAAAAACCAACACCTGGCGACCAACGTTCTGATAACATTTTAGATACTGGATCTATAGCTTTAATAAAAACTAAAAGTCTTTCATTAAATCCAACGTTAAGTTCTGCTTCTAACACATTACCAACATTCTTATAAATACCAATAACGTTAACTCCAATTCTAATAGGTTCAAATCCCTCAACTAATTCTAATTCAACTTGCCTAGTAGATCCATCAACTTTGACAACTTTATACCTAGTATTTTTATATGATGAATTAACCATTATCTCATCACCAGGCTTAATAACCTCGGTGTTAATCACATCTTTACTAGAATCACTATAAGTTAATTGATCTAATGTATATAGTTTAATAGCCTGCTTCTTAGTAACTCCATCAACAATAACCTCTCTTTTAGAATTACTAATTTTAGTAACATCAAATTTACCATAAAATCTACTATTTCTATAAGGCATATCTCTAACCTCTTCGTCAACAGTATACTTAATGCTATTATTTTCTAAACCTGCAATTGCTGCAGTATATGAAATATTATTTTGATTTACAAAATTAAGATTAAAGTAATCTACAGCAATCTGATCACCAGAATCAAAAATAAATCTTTTAACTAAGATTCTTTCAGTATCATTAGGAATCTGACCCGTAACATCAAATTTAGTTACTAATAATGGGTTTAAGAAATCCTCAAAGAAGTAATTAGTTTTAACACCAAATGTTATTGGTCGATCTAATGCCTCAATATTATTTGCTGGAGTTTTAAGCGCTGCTGTAATTACCTTTTGGTAACTTCCGTCTGAAAGTCTAATATTTGTATCTCCATTTCCAAGTCCGCTAATAGACTTAAGATTCTTATCTAGTCTATCAAGTTCGCTTTTCATAAAACCGAACGAGGGTACGTAAACAGTAGTGGTTGAACCATCTTTGTTTAATATTTCTAGTGGAACATTTTTTTCACTAGTTGTAACCGCTTCATTTATTCTCTCAAATGTTTTTAATGAATTAACATTAATCTCAAGAAGCTGTTTAATCGTGCTGGAAATAGAATTATTTGTATTCATATTATCTTAAAATATCTGCTTCAAATTTATAGTTTATTGGATCTAAACATGTAATCTCAATATACGGCTTAGCTGTAATTAGCTGGTCTGGTTCAATATGTGCAATAGTTTTAGTAAAACCACTTGTCTTACCGGTCTTAATAATAATACTATTACCATTAATATTTATTGTATCAAATACTATTTTAAATACATGACCAACTTGCCATGCAGTAGTACTGTCATCAATGTATATATACAAATCATCATTAGGGTCAGTTGAAAAAGTTTCATAAAGACTTAGCCTATTAGTAAAGTCTTGAAGTCTAGACCATATTGCATATCGATCCGCACCGTTTCCACTATTACCTGCATCAAATAGATTAGTATTAGTAATTTCAACAGCTACTTCCTTTGCAGCTATATCCCATAAAAACTTTTGACTTGGTGCATAACCAACAACATTATTATTAATTTTAATATGCCCCGTTGCGTTTTTTGAAATAGAAGTTCCCTTACCACCAAAAACAACATCAGTATTATATTGTAATTCTGTGGGTATTGTACCATCAATCAAAGAATTTATCTTTTCATGTGCTTTCTGTATTAATTTTAACAAAGCATCAGAATCTTCTAACTGTATTGAGCTATTTTGAAAACTATCTTCTAACTCTCTTAATCTTTTTAAAATATCATCAGAGTCGTCACTCGACACTAATAAGTTTTCTAAAGTATCAAGTCTAGATGCAATTCTAGAATATCTAGCATTAGCATCTAATAAAACTTCTACGGCATTTTCTAATGCAGTAGTCGTATCCATAAAAAGATCCATCGAGAATGTAGTAAAGTCATTAATACTTGTTTCTACACCAACATTATCTAGAGATGAATTAAATTTAAGATTAAGCTTTAATGAAAAAGCATTACCATTAAGTCCGGTAACTTCATTTGGCTTATTCTTAATTTGTTCGTTAATTTTAGAACCGACACCACCAACCGACTGAATATCATCTAGTATAAGTATACCATATAAATTTGTCGCTCTATTTGAAGGCACTGATTCACTGTATAGGTCATAGTAAACTAAAATAGCATTAAAAGTAAACCTTTGACCGGTTTTTGAGTAATCTAATAAGTTTTTAACAGAAGATGTATTTACAACCTCATGGTATGCTGTTGCATCCCACTCAATTTGGACACTATCTGTAGTATTAACTGAAATATCATAATAAGGTCCATCTGATAAAGTATAATTATCAACAACAGCATCTATATTTAAACTTGGGTCTGGATGTGTTTGTCCAGCTCTACCCTCAATATCACTAGATGCATAAAGTTTACTTGCTGTTGTATTATAATTTTCAGGACTAAAAATAACTTGTGGCGTATAACCAACTGATGTTGGCACATTAATAAATACCTCGTGGTAAGTATTACCGGCATAGGCGACATCATTCTCTGCGTCAATTGTACCTAAATACTTTACAACTCTATCATAAGCTGCTGTACCAATTCCATCACTATTCACAGGTTCAGTATAACCGCCCAGTGTACTAGTATTAGAATCTGCAGATTTATATCTAATAGCCCCAAGAGTGCTCAACCATTTAAAAAATATCTTTTCAGAATCTGATTGCATTATAATAGGATCGTAATCATCATCTTGAAGAAGTAATTCTTCCATGTTTAATGCATAGTTTTGAAAAGTTTGCGCAAAATCTATATTTGGAGCGTTTCCAACGTAATTTGCACCAGATGCTTGTTTAAGCCCTAATTCAAAATCGATAGTGTTTGAGCCAGATACTGCTGTTGTAAAATCTGGAAGATCTATTAACGCAAATCTGCTAAACTCAAATTTAATATCTGGGTTGTTAAACGCCCTAGTCATGTCCTTTGCAGAAGACGCAAACGCATACATAGTGCCGCCCTGCGACTGTGGTATTCTAACTAGTGGAGTTGCCATTTATTAACTTGTTTATTTGTTTATTATACTATTGTTGCACCATAAGAAGCAATAACAAACCATTTGTTATTAAAACATCTTAAAGTTGCAGAAGCGTTTACTATATTTGCAGAAGCTCCGGTTAAAGTTATAGTGCTTACACCTAAATCAACTCCGGCTGCACTATTAATTTCTATATCCGATGCAGATCTACTAATAATAGTAACTTCTTGGCCTTCCTCTCCTTCTGGAAGAGTAAATGTATTTGCAACAAAATAAGTACTTGCCTCTATAGATACAGGTGCATTGTCAATAGAAGGTGTTGCAAATGAACCAACTACTCCGTTTTTAATTAATTTACCACCAACTTTAAAAGCTCCGTTAAATGTAGTATCTACTTCAAAAGTTGCTTCAGTTGTGTTAATAGAAGCAATAGAGCTACCACCAGATGTTAGTGAAAGTTCCCCAGCAGATACACTAGCTACATTACTTAATGTTTGCGTAGTTGGATCTAATAGGGCTGTGATTGAAGAAAGTTCATCATTTAATAACTCAAAGTTACTATTGATAACTGGTCTCGATGAAGAAACTGAATCAGTTCCTAAAATTTCAGTAATGTTTGCCATTTTTAGTTTTTTTATTTTACTTTTATCATATTACGTTTTACAACGTTTTTATTTCCATACGTGTCTTCGGCATTTAGCTCAATTGAGTAGAAACCAGACTCTTTAAAAATATAAGTCAGCCACATATTATTATAGTATATATCATCATTTGCTGGGTTAGTTGCATGTTTAATACTCCATGTTGGATTTTTTAGACCCGGCATTTTAGAACTATCCACTGCAATTGTTACATGAGTCGATCTTTCTACTTCTGCAAAATCTTTAAAAACCCTAGTATCATCGAACGTTGGATTATAATGTATGACATGTTGTAAGCCCTCAGTTATATATATTGGTTCCAGGTCTGTAGGCCCTTGTACTGATACAGAATCAAAATCATAATTCTTAGAATACTCTTTACCAACTGCTAAAATATAGTAAAAAGTTTCGCCACTTCCATTGTTATCTATATCAGCAAATACTGGATTGTAATTAAACTTACTAATGATAGGATCCATAGACGCATTAAGTTCATCTGTAATTGTTTGCCAAGCACTAATATCTAAACTACCAGATGGTGTTGGAGATGTAACAGTTATAGAACCAGTCTCAATTTCATTAGTACTAACATTTGTATGTGTAATAGATAGAACTGTTCCTGTTTCAAGATCATCTATTTTAAAAGACGAAGTTTGATCTGGCCCCACTCTAGTAGAATCCCAAGAAAGATTTTTTGTATCAAACCATCTATAAGAAGACTCTTCCCATCTATAAGGTCCAGTAGTTTCACTAAAACCAGTCTCGCTATAAATATCCTGATATCTTCGCACTGTAGAAAATCTAATACCTTGGCTAATATCATGCTGATAATTAGCTCGATCTAGCGTTAAATAAAGTGCAGCAATATGTTCATCTACCGATGTCTTGTTATTTTGAGGATTGTCCCAATAACCACCAGCTTTACTCCAGTCTAATTTTGTATCGTCCCATGTAAAAGACTCTAGCCATTTATAAATACCATACAATTCAATATCTTTTAAATTAACTTCAAACAAATCGTCTATTTTATAATAAGACCTATGTCCAAATAAATCATAAGTTCTCATCTCTACACTATATACATCATTGTGCGGAATGAAAATCGGTAATCTTAAATAATCATCAATTGCTCCTCTAAAACTTTGATTATACCCATTTCTACCCGTAACTATCCATTCTATTTCATATACCCATTTTTTCCACCAGTTTTCCCAAGTTACACCAGAGTGTAGTTGTTCAATTCCGTTTGGTACTGGATCATTTCCATCTGGATCTGCATCTTCCCATGTAAAAAGGGCCTCATCCCATATATCATCAAACGATGGAATTCCATTAAGTATAATAGGACATCCAACTGGAGTGCCCTCATTCCAAGTTTCTAAAGTTCTATCATGATAGTTTTCATAGAATGCATCTACAATATCTCTTAACTCAGTGATTTCACTAGAAGTAAGTGTAGAATAATCTATATCACGGTAATTTAAAAACTTTACGTAATTATTTGTAGCATCATTTTGATCTAAAACATTACCAATTACCAGTGCCATATCTTCAATAAAAATAGATCTTTCTTCTTGGTCTATTTTAAAATCAATATTATGACCCTCACTAAAATAAGATATTGCATTTTGAGTATTCCACACATTTATATTTTTTTGTGTAAAATAATCACCTTCTGCTGTAATATCAATAATCTTAGCGTTAAGGGGTAAAAAATCTAATTGTAACTTTTTAGATAATCCATATAATTTAAGTAGAATTTCTTCTGGTGTAAAATCAAAAATCTCAGTTACATTTGGGATATCCCACTCATCATAAGTTCCGTTTGGTTCATTAAGCCTATAAACAAGACTAAATTTACTAGTCTTTTTCATTGTTTTAGAAGGAGTCTGAATAACCTGCTTCTTTCTAGTCATTTCACCCCTAACTGAAGAGTTAGGTACTGGAACTGCATGTAATTTACCAAAATTACTTTTAGAAGAATCTACATTTAACCAATATTCTTTTAATGTAATATTATTATACCCAAAGAAATCAATTGCGTTTAAGATTGCTTTATATGTACCAACAAACGGCTTAATATTGTGTAACTCTAATAAGAGTTCTTTTCTTTTTTGATTTAATAAAATGTTATCTGGCGACATTTCAGAAAGATCATGACTTTTAAATAAAAGAAAATCACCTTCACTTAAAGTAGCTCCAAAATTCTGTAAAAGATTTTTTAATCTTTCATCTTCAGCAACAACTTCACCATAAAATGAAATTGAAGCTATCATATTTTTTGAACTTCCTTCTTTTATATAGACATTTAATATTCTAACATGAGCACCTTCAAATTCAGATTTAATAGCAATATTAACCTGAAGTGCTGATGTATTATTTTTAGAATCATTAATAATGTAATAACCTTCTGGGTTTGTGCTATCAACATCACTAAAATCTCCAAGATTAATTTCAACTGTTTTTTTCTCTGTAACTATCGGTAATCCATTTTGCATTTCTGCATCATACATAAAAATATCATCACTATGGTTTGAATTATTTTCTGTTGCCCATTCAAAACAAAGAATTGCTGGAGTGCTAGATTCTGACCTAGGATAATTAAATGTAAAATTATTTCTATGGATAACTTCCTCTAATACAAATATATTAGAAGTTTCATAAAGCCCTGTCGATACCTCATCTAAAAAAACACTACCCTGTAAGAAACTATCACTATAACTTGAAGATTTAGTCTTCAAATTTAAGTCATTTTCAGTGTCTTTAAAAAATCTTAAATTATTATAAGCCATTATCTAACGTTTATGTCGTCTTTTTTAGTAGTGTAATTTTTAAAGTTCTTTAAGTATGCCGGTGCTTTTAAAATATTACCAAGCGATCTATCTATATAAAAAACAAAATTTGCAAGTATCTTACTCCTTAAAATAAATGGAGATACTGAATTACTTAAAATACCCGCAAGCCTAGTAGGAACTCCATTGTTTAATCTAGAATCCTTTCTAGTATTAGAAGCTTCATAAAGCTTAGTATTAAGCGCAGCATTTGATTTTGTTTTATTAAGATCCTTCCTCATTACTTAAGTGCTTTTCTATTTCCTGCCTGTACCCTAGTGTAAATTGTTCTAGGTACTGGAGTTGAGTCAAAGTTAATACTTAATGCTGCCTCTTCATTCATAAGAGCATCATCTACAATTACATCACCATCTCTATCTTGCCAACCTCCTCTAAATACTGCAACTTCTTCTTTATCCATAATAATATCACCCCATTGATCTAATCCAGCCACATCTTCTGGGATTGTAGTAGTATCATCAACTCTTACGACATTTACAGTTTCTAATTTTTTAAAGAACACATATTTCTGTTTACCATTTCCAATATCTTCTAATAATACTGGCTCTTGTGGCTGTACTTGTGTTGTAATTGATTCATAATAACCAAGTCTTCTAGCTGTTTCTTCAGTTTCAGAAATAAATCTAACATTTACTGAATCAATACCTTCTATTTCTTCTAAGATGTAAATAATATCAGACTTAGGTAGTTTATCTCTTCTTGTTATATTTAATAAGTAATCAGAAACAACAGCCCTAACATCATTAAAAATATCTTGTTTACTAAATCCTTCAAAATATCTAATATCAATATCCATTGAATATTTTCTAATTTGTGGCTTTACAAAATTAACTTCTGTCGTTACCATCATTTGACCAGAGTCTTCTAACACTTTTAACATTGCGTCATATTCCTCTTGTGCAAAAAACATTTCTTTTTCTGGCATTGAAAAATAATCACCGCCTTTAGAAACTTTTTTCTTAATATCCGGAGTTGCAAAAATATAAATAACATTATCGTCGTCTAAGTATTGGTCGTCAGTTCTATTATAAGCGTCAATATAAGAGAAGATACCATACTTAGAAAGAAAGTATTCATAATTATCTGGAGTAGCCAACACAAAGCTCTTAGAGGCCATAGGAGTTAATATCTTTGTAAAGTCAATAGATTCTCTATTAGCTCCCATCTTTGGCGAAGAAGTTACTTCAACATTTAATAGTTCATTAAGGTCATGTAATGTTCCAGTTGAATCTTCACCTTCAACTTTCCATTTAACTTTTAATTCACCGGAATCATTAAGATTACCTTGAGCACCTTTATGTTTTAAATATTCTACTTCTACAATAGCGCCTTTATTTGGTATAGCACCAAAATTAGAGTTACCAAAATAAATATCTAACCCACCAGAAATTCCAGTCTTAATTAGATAGCCTTTTTCATTTGGTAGTAAATCATATAAAGATTCATGCTTAGTCCACTGTTCTCCATTAACACTAATAGTAACTCTATTATGATCTGTTAAACCGCTGCCAGTTTTACAGTTAAAAGATTGCATCGATTCACCAGTACTAGTAAACGTTTGTTTTTCAAAAACACCCTGTACGATTCCACATGTAGTCCAGTTAAAATCTGATTTAGAAATTCTAAAGGCATCCCTAGAAGTTAATAATGTGTAGAACAATCCATTTGATTCAAACTCAAGTTCGGCTCTACCATCTATAACTAATCCATTTCCGGCAATATCTCCTAAACTTGCAGATGGACTCCATCTAAATCTAATTTCACCAAATGCAGAATAACCTCTTGTCGCATCATGTCCAGTTAATCTAGACATTCCATATACAGATTCCGGATGTTGTGCTGTATAAATATTTTGTTCAACTAACGCATCTTCAATATAAAACATGATAAGCTCAGTTATTTCAGATAGAACTAAAACAATTTGAGCAAACGGAGAAGCCGTAGTAAATAATGTACCAGCTCTTTTATATGCTGATATAATATAATTACGTGCGTCCTCTCTAATTTTATTAGAAGTAATTCTTAGTGTATTTAAAAAATTTTGTTCAGCCATTTTTTGTTATTATAATTTACGTACGAACTGAGACTTCATACTTATTATCTATCTCAATATTAATGTACCCTATATCTCTTGCATTTCCTCTTTCAAAAGAAACATTAATTTTAACTTTATGTTTATTCGCTAATGGACAATATGTATTTAATTGACTTCTTATTTGCTTTTTAATTTTATATTCAGCAAAACCAAATGTATATATCATATCTCCTAAGTTACAACCAAAGTCCGGAAATCCTAAAACATCACCCTTTCTAGTAAATAGAATAGTTTCAATTTGAGTAATTAATTGTTGAACTTCGTCTTCAATATGTACTTTAGTTGCGTCAAAATTTGGGTCGCCATTGACTTTAATATAGATCTCCATTTTATATGTATTCGTTTTTTATGAGTGCATCATCCAATCAACACCTTCATCACCTTTAATTTCTTCTTCAATTATAGATAATTCTTCATCACCCATATCTTTTATAGCTCCATAATCAAATTCAACATTACCAGGCATTGCAAATTTAAAGATACCTAATTTTGCACCAAGTGATTGTTTAATCTTAGCACTTACGTATCTAAAAAATAACTCATCATCAAATAAAGCACAATCGTGAATAGTCTCATATACCTCTAATATCACATCGCCCTTTGGAGTATCTCCCATAATTTTTAAATCACCTGTTAGTTGTGAGTAATGAAATGAAATAGGATTTTCTAGAATCTGTCTAGACAGATCAGCCATAGAAGCATTCAATACATAATATTGTAATTCTTCAGCAGCATCTGCAGCTCCAGCACCATCGTACATTCTTCTAAATAACATTCTTTCCATAGAGAAGTCAGATCCACCTTGGAATCTTTTATCCATACCACTACCAACGCCATTCCAGCCTGATGCTAAATCATAAAGCCCATATACTGAATAAACAGATCCACCTAAGTCTTTCTTATTTCCTTCAGCATCACTAGAAGCTGCACCTGGCAAAGTTAGAGTCCTATGTTTCTTAAAGTATTCAGTCTCAAATATTTCATTAGGTATATGATAATAATTCTCCTTAAGAGAATATTCATATTTTTTATACATCCACTTTTTAGCTCTTTTAATAATATTAAGAACTTCCTTTGGTGGTAATTGTATTGGAATCATACAAGCTCCAGAAATATCATCCTGAATTTCTGTGAGAAATTCATTTAAACAGTTTGAACCAAAGTCTCTTGGTGTATTTAAATTACTTTCATTTCCACTTCTAATTTCACTCATTTTGTTATTTTATTTTTTTACTTACTACTATTTCGGTATCTTCAAATCTAGCAGCATCGCTTTTAAAACCTTCTCTAAAAATACCCCCAATCATTTTACCTTTAAAGATTCCATCTCTACCAAAGACATAACAATTAGTTAACTCGCAACTTCCATGTACATAAGAAGATTCTATTTTAGATTCAAATACTTCAGTAGATCTATATAAATCACATCTTAATAAATTAGCGCCCTTAACGGTACATCCATATAAATTAGACGTTTCAATATTACCAGCCAATTCACAGTCTACAAAATCATATCCTTCTAATAAATAACAGATTCCAAATTTACCATCTTTAACCTGTATTTTTCCTAAGTCGCTATCATAATTAATTTTACCAGAAACCATGCCACCATTTACAATAAGATCCATTACTTTTTTCTTTATCTTAGCCCACTGTAATTGTATAATTTGTTCATGTTCTTGTAGGTCTACCATAATTGTAATTTCAGGCCAATATTTATTAATATTTTTCCAATCTTTACTACTTTCTATTATTGGTAAATTTTTATTAAGAATCTTTCTAAGCTCAATCTTATTTTCTTCGTTAAAAAGAGGGCTATTGCAAGAGTTCCACATTTGCATTAAAAACATTTCAGAAAGATAAAAAATGTTTTCAGATTTTTTTTCATAATCTGCGCCACCTAAATATCTAAATTCTAGATAATTACTTTCTTTCTTTGAAAAGTTAATTCCATAGTATTTTGTATCTGCAAATTTATAACTCATAGATGAAATATTACTACCATCAAAAAAGTAGGCTTCATCTTTAGGCATAATCCATTTAATACTTTTTGCATAAACAGACTTTTCTCTTTTAGGGAAGAATTTATATACTTGTTGCTCATTAAAATCAAGAATGAATTTTAAAACATTCATTTTTGAAATCATCGCAGGATCCTCTAAATATTTTTTATCAAATGAAAGATTAATATGTATAGATGCTCTGTCATTAGTATAGCCATTCTCATTAATCCAGTTTAAAACATTAGAAATCATAATCCTAGCGTTTCTATATGGAACAGGCCCTGTTACTAATTCTACCAAGCCTTTACCACCAGACATATCTGGTTCTAATTTAAACTCATCAGCAGATGGTTGAAAATCAGAATGGGCTTTATCTTCAAGCCTAATAGGTCGGCCTAGGAGTTTACTCAATGATTTTTGAGTCTCTTCTAGGCCGATATTAGAATAGAATTCGAACTCGACACCTACTAGCGCTGCGTTCAGTATAGAGTTGCGATCTGAATTCTTATTTAATTTTTTCATCTTAGAGTATGATATTACGTTTCAATATATATCACACTTAAAATGCTTTAGTTATTGTGGCATCTTTAAAAATACCTTTTTACTCTCCGTATCGATTCTTGTGATTTGTACTGTAATTTTATCACCAGAATTAAAGACGTCTATTAAGCCATCTTCAAGTTCACTAATATGTAATAAACCAGTAACACCATCTTCAATATTTATAAATAAACCATACTCTTTTTTAGTCTTAATCGTTGCCTCGACAGTCGATGGAATTTGATATCTTTCAATAATATCATTCCATGGATTAGAGACTACGTTATCTTTTTGAGTTAGTGTAATTTTAGTGTTAGAAATAATATCTTTTACTTTAAATTTAATTTCATCACCTGGTTTAATATCTCTAGACTTAAACGCCGGGAGCGTTAATTCATCTAGGTCATTAATGTGTATCATACCAGTAAGACATTTATTAAATTCAACAAATACGCCATATCTAGCAGAGCCAGTAACTGTACCAGTATATTCTTCTCCCATATTATCTTTAATGGCCTGAATTTCTGTTGGTATTAGTGCTTGTAAATATTTTCTATGTGAAACCACAATAGTTCCTCTATCTGCTGAGAAGCTTACAGGTACTACATAAATTTCAGTACCAATAATAGATTCAAAGTCGTGAAGTTTATTAATTCCAGCAAGTGAACCTGGCATAAAGCATTCTACTCCTTGAACTTCTATAATATAACCACCATTCTCGATCATGTTTTTAACAGTACCAACCCAAGCAGTATTACCTTCTTCAACTCCAGCTCTTAAGTCTAAGAATACCTTATGTTTTACACCACCTGAAATCGAACCAAGTACATGTGTGTTATTTTTATTAGAAGTAATTAAAACTGCAGTTTCTTCTCCTGGTTGTAGTGCTTTAACAAGAGCAGTCTCTTTATCATACTTAACATAAATCAATTCTCTATAGCCAATATCGACTGAAATAAATTCTTGATTTACAGCAAAGATCTTACCTTCATATATAGAACCTTCTGTAATTAATGGTAAGAGAGGATTTTGCTGATTAGCATGTTCCATAAGATCATAAAGTTCTTGAGCATAAGATTCTCTCGAATATACTCTATCTCCTTTTTTAGTCTTAATATGTGGGTTTGGTTTTCTGGTTTTAGAAGGGCATGTGGCCTCGTAAGCATCCCACATGAATTCACCATTTTCATCGTAAAAGCTCTGTTCAGTTTCTGGAGCTTGTTCTTTAACTTCGATTTGCGGTTCTGGAAGTTTATCAACCGTTTTGTCTAGTGTTACTGTAGTAATTCTAGGTCTTTTGTTTTTTTCGTTGTTCATTTATTTTTATATTAAAGGTGTAACATAATATATATCAGCTTTCTTTTCTATTATAGGAGCATTGGCTTCTACAAAAAATAATTACCAAATAATTTTTTTATGTCAATTATTTTTATTATATTAGTACTGTAATTAAAAACTAATAGACATGCAAAACGTAAAAAACTTACTTCAGAATTGGAAACATGATTTAGCACAAGCTGGCGAGTTAATGGGAACCGATCTCGAAACACTTGATACTCGAGGGTTTAAAAACTTAGAGTTTCAAATTGAACAACTAGAATCTGCTATTAAAAAAGACGATCAGTCTAAAAGATGGGCAGAACAAGAAATGGCAGACTTTAATAATCATTTAGGAAGGTTTTAATTAAACAAGATACATAACACATGAACTTACATAACTTCGCAGATTTTAAACTTTTAACAGAGGCTAAGAATTCACTTAAGATGAATGTGCCTTCTGATATATTAGATCTACATAAACTATTTAAAAAGAATGGTAAAGAACTTTTTATAGTTGGTGGTGCAGTTCGAGATGCACTGCTTGGTAAGAAGCCAAAAGATTTTGATTTAGCAACAGATGCCTTCCCGGCAGAAGTTATTGAAATAGTTACTAATGCAGGTTACACAACCACTGGAGAAGTTGGACATCAATTTGGTGTGGTTATTGTAAATGTACCGTCAGATCCAGCTGGAGTTGAGGTTGCAACATTTAGAGAAGATATTGGTAAAGGCCGAAGACCTGATGCCGTGGAGTACTCTACAATAGATAAGGACGTTCTAAGGCGAGATCTAACTATCAATGCATTATTCTATGACATGGGAACTGAAGAGGTTGTCGATCTTGTAGGTGGCTTAGAAGATATAAAGAATTCAAAGATTAGAACTGTCGGTGTTGCTGCAGATAGATTTGCAGAAGATCCACTTAGAAAATTAAGAGCCTTAAGATTTGCTGGTAGAACTGGAAGTAAATTAGAAAAAGAAACTGCTGAAGCTATACTAACAGATAATAGTTTAGAAGGTATTAGTCCAGAAAGAATTAGAGATGAATTTAAGAAATCAGTAACGACTGCAAAGTCTGCTAAGAAATACTTGGAAATGGTTTCTGAATTTAAGTTATGGAATATTATGTTTCCGACATTACCTATTAGTCAAAAATTCGTTAACACAAATACTTGGTTAATTCAACTAACTCAATTATTTATGGCAAACGATACAGATCTTCTTAAGAAAGAAATGAATAAGGCTACATTTTCAAACGATGAAATTAGTGGAGTTATATTCTTAAAGAACTTAATGGCATTTAATCCAGCCAATGTGTTTGATACACATAAGCAATTTAAAAATAGCGGACTTGATAAAAAGGTTATTTTAGAATTTGTAAAGATTAATAGACTAGATGCTAAAATGATTAAAGCCTTTTTTAAATACAAGCCATCTACAAATGGTAGAGATGTTATGAAAGAGTTTGGTTTAAAAGGACCTGCAATATCTGATAAAATCAATCAAATAGAGGCTGATAAATTTAAAAAACTTTTAAAGTAAGCTTTAAAACGCAATTGGCACAAAACCAATCATTGGCACAAAAGGAACTGTCGGAACTGGAATACCTCCAAAATACAATAGTTTAAACTCTAACAAATGAAGTGCATAAACTGCTGCCAATGCAGTTGCTACTGTTAATGCCGGAGGTTGAGTTGCCGGTACCTTATCAAAACTTTTCCCACTATTTAACGCACGCCTAAGACCTTTAGCTAACCTGGTTTTACTTCCATAATATATTGGAACATAAAATCCATTTAACGGCGGAACACTTAATGCTGGTGGCATAGGTGGGGAAGTTTTAAAAGGTTGTATTATATGTAAATACCAAAATGTAATCGTGGCCTCTGCTAATTCTTCATAAGGGTCACCAGAAGGATATTGATACGGAATATCTGGAAGCTCTTCATTAGCATCACATTCTTCTGCTGCTTCTTTAGCATCAATGCCACTTTGTACTACAAATTTATATTGAGTCCCAGCATCCGGATGTGTTACTTTAGGTTCTAAAGTTTCAATTGTATCACTAGAACTTACTGGTGGCAGACCGTTCCATTTTTTCTTATATTCAAATTCTAAGTAAACATTTTTTGAATACTGTTTTGCTGCATTTGAGTTATAACTTGCATTGCTACTATTATTTTTATATGAATACCAAATATTGTAGTTTGCGTAAATCCCAGAGAGCTCGTATGTAGTAGTTCTTTTAATAGCAGGATTATAAGAGAAGAAACAAATTACATTTCTGTGTAGCAACACAGGCACCCCTGTCTTTTCTTCAGCTCCAACTTGTATTCTATATTTAGAAAGAGGACACTCTTCTTTTACATCAGGATCGTATGGCCATGGAACTATTATCTCACCACGCAGGCCTGCTTCTAACCTTCCGCTAATATCTGAATTTAAATTTAAAATACCATTATTATTAGTCTCATATTCTGGATATGCAACATGAATAGCATCAATAAATAATTGAGATATATTGTCTATCATTTCAAATGCATTATATCCAGCATCTTCTATTCTACGCTTAACATCTGCATTTACATTCCAATATGGATAGTCACCTTCCGACTTAGACTGAAAATCAGGTGCGAAAAAATTTCTATGCGTTTTCTTATATAAAATACTACCTAATTTTTCTACCCACTTATAATATTCAATTTTATCTTCTATATCAGAGTAACTTTCAAACTCTCTAATCATTTTAGTTGCAAAAAGCTTCTCAACTTCTTCTTGTGGTTGACCATCTTCAATACAATGAAATTCGCTAAATAAAAAACTATGTAGATCCATATCATCATCGTCTTTATACTTTTCTATAAATGCATTAAATTTCTTTCTTTGCTTTTCAGCCTCTTCCATTTCATTAGGAACTTTTATCGGCTCCGGGCAAAGATCAGAAAAAGCTTCACTACTCTGTTTACCCTCTTTAATAATATTACCATCTTCGTCCTTGGTGTCCATTAAGTCAACATCACCATCTCGATAAAGTCTTTCAAATGCCTCTCCGTATGCAAGTATTAATGCTTGGTCTGCTGCACCATTCGGCTGCCTCATGGCACCGACTGGAGTTTGTGCAGTTTTTACAGCTGCAATATATTCTGCTGCCAAAGCTTCACCCCAATCTCTTCTACCACCTGGAGTTACAAATGGTATATAATCAGGTGTTGCGAAGTTTGGATTAGTGTCACTACCAATTCTAGGCGGGTCATTAGCAATAGAACCTGGATTTTTAAAAGATTGGCCAGATAATATTTCTGTAACATTAGGTATAAAAGTTCCCCAATTTGCTGGCATAATTACTTATTTCTTTGTTGATAATCTGGGTGAGTACTTGTAAGTTGTCCAACTATAGTTGGGGTTGGTGGCATCGGAGCACCTGATGGCCCCACGCCAGTCGGATGAATATGTGTATTATAATCATCTAACCATTTTTGTAACCAATCCTGTAAAGACTGCCCTCTTACAGCAGGTTCTGTTTCATCTGCACCTGGCTCACCAGTATTTGATATAAAAATATCACCACAGTCTAAGAACATTTTTGCATCTGTACTTATTTTAATAAAACCTTCTTCATCTATCTGAATCATCGGTCGCTCCTTAGCACCAGAGCCACGCGTTATGACAAGGCCATCTTCCGGTGAATGATATATTCTTAAATTTCTTTCAGCGTCATAGACTAGACTTATGACATCATAAGGTGCGTCTGATGCATTAAGAATATCTTCTTTTAATTCTACATTTTGATCTACTTGAAACCAGTATTCTGGGTGATATATGTTGCCATTATCAAATCTAACTGCAACAATATCGCCAACTCTTGGAACAGCGTGAGCCCCGGGAGTTTCTCTGTTTTGTGGAGTTGCCCATGGAATAGCTTCATCTGGAAGCTGATCAAATTTACCATAAACCTTTACTCGACATCTGCCATCATTAAGCGGGTCCTCATTAATAACAACCTCACCTAGCCAATGTCCATCTCTAAGATTATCTACAAAAAGTTCGTCCTTATTCATGTACGTTATCGTTTAAGTTACCATCTGGTGTTGAGTCTACTCCAGTATCTACACCACCATATACATTATCATTAGATATATCATCATTATCTCCTGGTGAATCATCATAAACCTTCTTAGGAGAAATATTACCATCCGGAGAGCTGTCAATTCCAGGGCCATCATAAATACTTGATAAATCACCACCAACTCCACCTGAATTACCTGATCCTGTTAAATTACCGGCTAATTGTCCAGCTGCATTAAGAATACCATTAATACTTCCTTGTTGAATTGCTCCCGCGATTGTACTTAAAGTACTTACACCATAAACATTATCTAACAATACTGAACCTACTACATTATCTATAGCATTATTTACAATACTTGCAGCAGCCCCTCCTAATATTTTACCATTTGCATTACCAAGACCTGGGCCTCCAGTAACACCTTGTGCTAAATTTTTAAATTGTGCAACAGTACCACCAATTGCTTTATCTTTAAGCTTTGCAAATTTACTTTTAGCAGCCCCTAATATTGGATTTGCTGGGTTATAAGCATCTACTGTCGGATCTTTCTTAGGCTCTATTAAAACTTCTTGAGCGACTCCTAAGTTCGAACCCCATCTATATGTAGGTGTTTTTACAGTTTTATAAAAGAATGAAAGTTTTGGTTTTTTTACCTCTGGGTTTTTTCCTAGACCAGCTAACATATCATTAGTAGAATCCATATCCCAAGTACAATGTCCTAATTGCACATGATAGAATGGTTTTGCACTAGCAGCCATTTCAGTATTAATAGATACTGGATCAGTTCCTACAGTACCTTTTGGTAAATTACCAAATAAATCTTTATTTCTAGCAGCGATATCCTGTTGGAATGTTCTAATTTCAGAAACATATATGTCTATTGAAAACTTTCTTAAATTTTCTGGAATAACTTCTACCCACCTTTGATAATCAAAACAAGCATCTCTATAAAGTCTCATTAAAGTTAATCCCATTAACTCAACATTCTCTTCTAGACATTCAATCTCTATCTTCTTATCTTTGCCCCAAAATGGATCTTGCATTCCACCGAATTGCATCGTAGTTTCAAGTCCAGAAATAGATTGCCAAAACCAAGGCATTTCTTTATTAATCTTTATCAATAGTTTTTGAAAATTCTTAAGACTTTCTGCGTATGTTGCTCCAGGGCCTTTTCCCTCATTATCTGAACCTACATTTACTACATTCTCTAAATAGTCTAATGCTCCACCTGGCTTATTTGTTAAAAGTGGAGAATCACTAACACTACCTGTATTAAATACAAGCATGAAGCTTAATAGAGTAGGATCCTCGTTTACTTTACGTATCGTGGTTCCTTTTCTAAAATATTCAATACCTTTTAATTCTAATTCTGCCATGGTTTATATATTCTATTTATAAAATTTAAGATTCATTAATATTATTAATTCTGGCCGGCCACTCTCTTCTAAGTAAAGTAACTTCTTGTCTCATACCTGTGTCTGCCTCGTATATAATATTAATATTTTCTATAACATAGTGACCGCTTAAAAAAGTATCTAACATTTGATTAGGCGCTTCTTCGTTTGTAATTTCATTAGCATTTGCACCTTCAATTGGCGAAGCATCTAAACCTGCATCTTTTTTAGCATTCTTAAGATTCTTTAACACCTCGACTTTAGTTGGATCATAATGATACATTAACACTGGTACTTTTTGGTATTTATAAATTGTAGGGTTAAATTCTTCTAAAGTAATCTTTAGTTTCATTTTTTGCAACTCTACATTATTTTGGTGATTATTTAACTCACTAAACAAAGCGTTACTATGAACATTACCTAGACCATCTTCACCGGTATTATGTCTTCCCATATATTTAAACTTTACCTGCTCTTGAAAATGATCCTCACCTCTTCGGCCCTTGAGTGGCTCATCAGCATCTGGTAAATTTTCAGAAACTTGAGGCTGAATATTAAATTCTGTAAACTTCTCGTCTGGATTATTATCATCATAATAAGAAATATTACGCTCATATCCATGTTCTAAGCTAACTTGATTAGAATTATTTATAAGTTTATGTTCATAAATATAATTGCTACTACCTCGTTGGTCATTGTGATTAGTTAGTAATAACTTAGCAGGTATATTATCAGTGTTTTCTTCTGTATTTCCACCCTCGGCAATACTTACTGGCATTGATGCTAAACTTTCCTGTAAATCTTCTAGACTACTATTCTCAGAATTAAAAACCTTATTGACATCAACAAAGTTTAAATAATAAAATTGATCTATATGATATCTTTGAAATGATGTTTCACTTACATAAGAGTTATCTACAATATCTTCAATAAATTGAAATGTTGGAGTATAAGCCTGAACCCTAGGCATAGAATCATCAGTTTCTTCTATGTTTGTGGCTAATCCTATTTTAAGATCTCTTGCAATAAGTTCTAAATGATCTAAAGAACTTCCAGACTCAAAGCTTCTACAAGCTTCAGAAAAATATTTAGGAATTTTAGCAATACCACTGATTTTTATCATTGGCTCACCATCTTCTGTAGTTGCATTTGTTGAAATAGAAGTTATTTCAAAATCCATGTGTAGAGTTTTAAACGTATCTACATTTTTTGAATTAATAAATATTGTAACACAGTCACCATCCCTTGGCATAAAATCTAAGGCAAATGCCTTTGTTCTATCTACAAGATTAAGATTAACTCTAGGTAAAACTTCTGATAAATCTATTGTACATTTTTCAATAGAGTCCATTTGAAATGGAAACTTATTAACTTCTATAACCGGAGTTACAGAACCAATAGTTTTACTCTGTCGCTCACCACCATCTTCTTCATCAAATGCATGATAATCTAGTGGGGTTGGATCTATTTCAGGTTCTACAACCGCTAATATGTGTTGATTTATATCCATGTGTTTATTTATTTAGAACAAGGAGAATCTGAATCATCACCCCCGTTAGCATTACCGCCGCCTTGTGGGCCACTTCCATCACTATTATTATCTCCAGTAGAATCTGCGTTTCCACCATTGCCTCCGTTTCCACCAGCTCCACCAGCTCCACCAGCTCCACCTCTACTGTTAATACCATCATTCATAAAAGTTGCATTTCCAGTAGTAGTGTCACTAACATTACCAGTTGCCCAATTAACTCCAGCTGCATAACCTTCGTCATATTTGTTTTCAAGGGGGTTATTATTAGAATTATTAGATCCAGATCCCTTTCCATCATTTAGGGCCGCGTCGTCTAATAAATCGATTAGTTCTGTATCAGAGCCTTTAAATTTTTCTAATGTAGTAGAAGATGTTACTGCCGCAGTTTGAGCCTGCTTACCTAATCTAATACCCTCACCATCAAATTCATAAGTTTTCTGACCAGAAGGAACTACGTTAGGTGGCAATAACTCGTCTTTACCATATTTCTTTTTAAGACGATCTATTTTAGCCTGATCTTTAGGCGGCAATCTTTTAGTATCTATAAATTGATCCTTTACTTTATTGCTAGCCTCTGATAAATTAGGTCTTTCTAATTTATAATATGCAATTTCTTTTTTCGGTATTCTAAGAAGTTCACCTTCAATAATACTAAATGGATCTGAAATTCTATTATACTTCAATATAATATCTACCATACGGTGATCTCCATAGTACTTATCAGCAATTAAATCTGGCCTACCAGTCTCATCTCTATCTACATAATGTAATGTATCTAAAGACTCATCACCGAGAACTCTAAATATCATAGTCGGTTGGACCATTAGAATTTTAGAGCCTTCTACAATTTTATTTACAATAGTTTTTAAATTCATAATCTTATCCTGAAGACATATCTGATATTCTATTAATCATACCAGGGCTCATTTTTTTATCTTTATTACCGTATTGTGATACATCAATAACATCATCAAGGCTTCTAGCACCTTCAACATCTGGTGTTAAGTAGAATCTACCTTTACCAGAATTAAACATACTTTCAATTTCACCCTTATCTCTAGGTCTAGCAGGTTTTAATTGCACTGTTAATTTCATTTTAGTAGGAAAACCTTCAAATCCAAGAGGCCCTTCAAACGATATTTCAGAACTCTCTAGTGCAAGGTTACCACATACCATAATAGGTGACATCGGGTTTCCTATAGTTAAATGCCATTGTCCTGTTGGATCTCCAGTTAAGAATGCCGCGGCTGTTTGGGCTCCAGTTGCTCCTGGGCCACCTAATAATTTCATAAGACCACCGCCAATGATATTATCTAATATCTTTGAGTCTCCAAGTGCATTTAAAGCTTCACCGAATTTACCTTCAGCAGCAGCTGCACCACTTTTAAAGATTGCACCACCGACATCATCCACACCTGCAGAAAACTTTTTACTTAATCCAGTAACAATTGATCCTGCAAATCCAGCATAATCCCCACTTTTAAGTAAATCATAATCACCAAATGGTTTTCCAGTAGAACTAGATCCAGTACCTCCTACCCATCTTGCTCCACCACCCCAAAACGGCGCGTTGTTATATGTCATTGCAAGTAGATTAGACATCACATCCATAAATGCAACTCTAGGACTTGTATTAGGAAGTCCCTTTAAATCATAATAAAAATTTAAAGAGAATGATTGTTCAAAATTTAAACCTTGCTCACGAACCAATACATTTTTAATAACATTTAAAGGTCCATATACGTGGTTCGGGTATGTTGCAGACATTGCATCATATCCATCACCTCTAGATTTTTTTCTAGCAGCAGCATCAGCTGAATATCCATTAACACCACTTTCAATTGCTGATAAAAGACTACTGCCATCAATGGCAGCACCAACCGAACCTCTCTTATTTTGAGCAGATCCACCACTAAGCTCTTGCATCTTAGATTCTTCATCTTTCCATTTATACTTATATGCAAACTTAAGTACTTCTTTTAAATCATTACCTAATTCCGGGCTTAACCAAGTTATTGCTCTAGCCAAATCTGGCTGAGTTATATCTATTGCTTCTGAAGATCCTGTCTTAAAATCTTTAGTATTAATAATATCATCTGGCACTGGATATGCAAATCTTCTTAATGTTATTAAATAATCATTAGGAATTTGACCAAAATGCTGAGTTGATAAAAAATCATAATGGTTATAGTTAACACCAAGTGAATCTAAGTTACCAGCATAAGTAATTATTCTATTCGCAGTAGGATTAATAAGATCATCACTTGTTACTGTTTTATTATAATCATTAAATGTAACATCTTTAGGATCTGATACACCAGGCTGATTTAAATACTTATATAAAGACCATCCATTAAATTTACTTCTAACTGCATCACCTGCAGAAATATCACCTTTATCTTTATCTGGAAATATTTGAGTTTGCTGTACGGTTTTACCATAAATACTGTCAGAAGCTGCGGGTTTTTCTGGTGGTTTTGCCGCTGGTACTTCTGGCATTTGAGTTGGTGTGTATGGTGGAACAAACCCTCTAATTTGAACTGCCGAAACAGCAACCATAGCAAACATACTAGCCGTTAAGCTGTCGGCGATACCTTCGTTTATTACACGAGCTATTTCAGGATCATTCATTTCTGGAGCAGCTTTAAAAACTGGAGTTGGAGATGCAAACCCTATTACGTCAGCAACATCATTTTCGACATTACATACTACCTCTGCTCCGGATTCGTCTAGTAGAATAGCATCAGTATTACTAAATCCACCTTCTCCATCAAGATATTCTACAAACGTATACGCCATTTATTATAGTAATTGTTTTTTATATATATCTCAGTATTATAATAGGATATTATATTAAACCCATTCAGCACTATCTAATTCATCAGCACCGGGTCTATTTAATAAATCTTCTGCCCAATTTTTATCATTTGGCAATCTACTACCTAAGAATTTCTCTATAGATTTTATATATTCGCCTTTTGTATGGAAATAAAATTGACCTTTACTATAAGTAGATCTATTAGTAAGTTCATAAAGTTCTTTTAACTTTATTTGTATGTGGAAAGTATTTATATTATTAAAGAGTTCTATTTGCTCTACTCGAGTCTTAGTACAAAATACAGAATCTACTAAAAGAAGATAACTTTTCCAGTTTTTACCATTAAAGAGTTCTTCTTCAACCTGTTTTACTGTCGTATATCCCTCTCGCTTAACGTTAATTTTAGTATCTTTATTATTAAAGTCTTTTATAAACCTACCACCAAACATGTAATGTTTTAAGTAGTAAATATTATCATAAAAAGTTTTTACTCTAATTTGATACTGCGGATTTATGTCGTTAAATTTAACGTCGTAAATTGTAGCTCTTACTGGAAATAAAATGTTTGGGTTTTGTGTAGTAGATATAAGAGCATGTATGTTATCACCTTTAGCAAACAGCTGATGTTTAATCATTATCTATAAATCTAACATTATCAAACTTACTTAAGACGCCTTTTTTTGGATAGTCACATCTGTTAACTATAACAAGATCAAGTTCAATGTTGGCATCTGTAATTTCACTAATAAATGATTTAAAGTTACCAACTGTTTCAGAATTTAAATCCTTAAACATGTAAATCATTTTTAATGGACGTTCTTCTGAAAGATTTTTAATAGCTTTATTAATCATCTTTCTAATATAGAGGGAAATAATCAAATTAGAAGGCTCTTTGTTGTATGGATCGCTTTTTACTAAACGATTAAATACATCAAAATATGATACTGACACATCATAAGCGCTTGCTTTAGATAGTCTATCAAATTCAGTTCGTGTCTTACACCAAACGCCTTCTACTTTCAATATCATTATTCTATTAGTGAGTTATACTTCTTGATTGTTTTTTCAAGAATCTTAACTTTATTTTTTAATTCAGATTGCGTTGGCATATATTGGTTCCCCCATTCTAATTTAAATATAAGCTTATCAGAATCTAGATCAGTGCCAGTATCTAGACCTAAATCTAGAATTAAATCATTTATAAATCTAGCTTGATTCTTTCTTTTATTAGAACCTTCAAATTCATAAACTCTTCTGGTAACATGCTCCTCACCACCTCCGTTTATATTATCGTCAATTAAAAATTTAACAAGGCCATTATCTGCTGGCTCAATTGTAATCGTAATCATATATTACTTAGTTCTTGTAGCTCTCATTTCAGCTACTTGTTTACGTAATGCTTTAGCTTTTTTCTTATCTGCTCTATAAGATTCTTTATCTTTAATAGTAGTAAGAGCCCATGCCTCTTCTAATAATTCTATTTCTTCTTTAACATAGCCTTGTCCGAACCAAGCTGATTTAGCAGCCTGTAATCTTTCTTCATAAAAAGTAGCCATTGCAGCTTCATGTTTATCCACATGCATTTGGTGAATCTTTCTACCATTCTCTAGGTTTTGCTGACGAATCTGTTTTTTAACAGGATGGAAATAAGATAATTTGCTAATTGCTCCTAAAACCCCAGACTCTTTCATCTGCATTCTACGCATTCTTCTATTTGGTGGGATCTGTTGTGTTTGTTCTGCCATTTTCGTAATAATTAGTTATAAAATTTGTAATTTGTTCTTTTAATTGTGCTTGTAGATTATTTATCTGATTTTCTACAAGCAGCCCAATTTGAATATTAAGTTCTTCTCGATCTAAATCCATTTGATCTTGTAACATTTCATACACTGATTTAGATGGAATGTTTATTTCTACAGGCATATTAGCCTTATTCTTCTTGCTAATTTTTTTTAGCATTTCCGTCATAACATTTAATTCAGCAACTTTAACTTCAGCAACTTTAACTGGAGTAGGTTGTACGACATCTGTTTTTGATTTATTTGAAGTCGAAGTTCCAATGCCACCAAAATCTTTAGATATATTATTAGCCTGCTCAAGTGTACTTGCAGGTAATAACATTTCATCTATTAATGTTTTATTAATTTTTGTACCATCTTTAAATAAAAGCCATTTAGAATCTTTTTTTTCATGATCCACTTCTACAACAGTTCCTACTTTTTCAGTTTTTGACCAAACATAAAATTGTTGAGAGGGTTTTGTTATTGTTGAATTTGCCATATTTTTTTTATTTAGTAGACGGCTTATTAGCCTTAATATCTTCATTATACTTCATGTTTATAAATTGTTTAATAAAGTTTGAAGATTCCTCAGGCCCAATGATAGCATCGGCTTTATTATATCTACGAATCCAATGTTTAGAAAACTCTTCGTTTCCCATGCTTAATAGTGACTCCTTTAAAGAATCAACATCCGGTAAAAATAGTTTATTAAATCCCATAATTTTATTTTTTATATGTGTCAAAGAAAAAAGTTTGAAATAATCTTCCATCTTTTAAATTGTTCCCAAAATAGTTTAATGATGAGTGAAATAAATCACCATTGTAAATTACTAGTCTATTATAAACATTACCAATAACATCTATAATTTCCCATTTAGCAGGATCTCCAGCATCATCATAAATTTTATCTGTTAACTCACGGTTAATTGTACCGTCGAGCAACCTTGGTATCTTATACAAGCCAGTTTCAATATGTTTAAATATTCCAGTACCAGCGTTTAGTGGTGCTTCAGGTGTTAAGTATAAAACTCCAGCCCAATGATTATGCTCATCAGCATGAATCCAGCTTAAATCATCTTTAGTAGTATATTGAAACGAACCATTATACTCTTTGTTATTTTTCCAGTCTATGTTCCCATGAATTGAAGCCAAATGGTCTTCAATAAATTGCTTAGTACTTTCATTTAATATAGGCTCTGTTCTTGCCCCTGGAAAGTTTCCAGTAATATTAAACTCTTGTGTAAGTATATAATCCCTAACTTCATCTGGGTTAGTATAGAAGTCATCTATTATAATTGATGTATATGCCATTATTTTATAGTTTTAATTCTCTCTTGAAATGAAGGTGGAAAGAATCCCTGTTTATTTATCAAGCTTCTAAAGCAAGCATCCAGGACATAAGTTACTGCCCAATCATCTTTACTTCTTACAGATCTTCCAACTCCTTGCATTATAGAAATACCAGTCTTCCAATCATACCACTCTTTTGAATGTTGCATTTTCGCTTTAATTAAAGGATCGCTTACATTAGGATAAGGAACTTTAAAAAAGATTTGAAAGCGACTGATATCATCTTTTAAATCTAAGCCTTCAAGAAGAGATGGTCCCATAAGAACTGCATCATCTTTCTTTTTAAACAATTCAATAATACCCTTCTTATCTTTTGAATTCTCATAGTCCATTAATCTAAATGTATGTTTAGAATTCTGTTTAATATAGTTTGCAAACATATAAGATCCAGTGTGAATAACTCCACGTTGACCAGAATGTTTAGATATAATTTGATCTAATATTTTAACTACCTTTGGTAGACTAGCCTCTCTTTCTCTAAATGAAAGTTTATGTCTATTTACAAATACAACCGGGGACTTATCATAATTAAATGCATTTGGAACTCTAATAAATTTAGCATTCTTAATCCCCATTATTTTTACAAATGCCCTTGGGTCTCCAATTGTTGCACTCATAAAAACTTTAAAGCCGGCTTTTTCATGTAAGTATTTTTGAATCATCTTACTCTCTTCAACACACATAAACTTAGCTTCATCTTCCATCTGGTTGATTACCATAGCCTCTGTGCCAACCTCTTTAATCAGGCCAACATAATCATCAAACTTACAATATACATCTTTAAGGCGGTCAAATACTGTCAATGCACTTGACCAATCTCTTGGTACTTCTCTATTCTTAAATCTTTTTGCTGCCTGGGCCTTTGTAATCTGAGCAGCCTTTCTATAAACCTTAGCAATCTTTCTAAAATCTTGCATAACTTCAAATAGAGCAGGTTTACTTTTTTCGGTTAGCAACCTATTTACAATTGATTTAATGCTTCCTAGGGTTTGTATCGGAGTTCCAATATCTTGCTTCTGTATAAATCTATTAGCAAGTCCAAACTTATCTACAATACCAATATCTACTCTAGGGCTAAAATGCCCCTGTACAATTTCATCAACTTTATGTGCCTCATCAAAGAAGACAAAGTCTCTAGATTTAAAAGGAACCTCTCTGCTATCTTGTAACATTCTATCCTCTACGTAGTTTCTTTGAATTAACCAAAATGCATAATTCAATAAAGCCACCGGTTGCTCTATAGAGCGCCTTCTATTTTGAAGGTATTCACATGAACTATAGCAAGAAAGCTTCTCAGCTTGTTCATAACCCATACCCTTGAGCTTACAATCACCAAGACTAAAAGGAAGACCGTTAACCGAACATTCATAATTATCAACACCACGAACTGAAGGCCATCTTAGGCCTAGTCGATAGAAATCGCTTTCATATTGATCTTGTAGTGAAAGGTCACTTGTAATAAGGTAGCCTCGGTTTCCAAGTTCTTTAAGTACATGTGCTGACCACATTGCAATTAAGGACTTACCAGCCCCAGTCGGAGCATCTACAACAAGAGTAGCATTTGGGTCATCAAGGTAACTATTACATATCGCTTCAATAATTTCTCGTTGGCCATCTCTAAAAGCAAAGTCCGTACCAAATACATTCTTAGCAAGAGAGTTGTCTATTATTTCTACTATAGTCCGTTCCAGCATATAACTTCATTTACTTCTATTCCTGCTTTTTCTAATAGTGTAACGCCACTCATATCTCTATAATCTTCAGAGAAATAAACTCGTTTAATGCCTGCCTGTATAATTAATTTTGCACAATCAAAACAAGGAGCTGTTGTAGTATATAGATCTGCTCCGTTTGATGTCATTGTGGATTTTGCTAATTTAGTAATAGCGTTTGATTCTGCATGTAGAACCTCTTTTTTAGTAACTTGTTTAGAGCAACATCCGCTTTCACACTCATATCCCTTTTCAATTAGGATTTCCATGTGATCTGGATTGTCTACATTTCTAGTTTGAGTTTCTTCACATTGATTATTAAATCCATGTGGAGTTCCATTGTAACCAAACGAAACTATTTGCTCATCTTTAACAATTATACAACCAACACGTCTTCGCTCTGCATAACTCAGCTTGGCCGTTTGGTAGGCCATTTGCATATAAACTTTATCTACTGATATTCTTGGCATAAGTGTATTATAATAAAAAAGGTTCATGTGTTATACATGAACCTTTTAAAAAGTTTAATTCAATGATACTTAAACTATCTTAGTTTATTTAGCAGACCAAGCCTCTTTCATTTCGTCAATTTTATTACAAAAAGCCTCTTTCATTTCATTACAAGCAGCTTCATAAGTCTCTGTAGTCATATCTGCTTCTTTAACTTCTGAACAAGCAGCCTCATACATTTCTGTAATCATACCTGCATTTAATGAAGACATTTCTTTAACATAAGATTCAACTGTATGTTCTGTATAATCATCACCTTCATAAGTACATGCTTCTGAACAAGCAGCCTCATATACTTCTTTTAATAATTCAGATGCTGGTTTAGGATCTTTAACTTCAATGTCATCATCGTCATCATCGTCATCGTCATCGTCATCATCGTCATCATCGTCGTCATCTTCCGAATCATCATCGTCATCATCATCGTCGTCATCTTCTTCCGAGTCATCCTCATCTTCAATTTCCTCATCTTCAATTTCATCTTCTTGTCCTGTGGTTTCACAAACACAAGGTTCCTCATCACAAGTATCACAAGATTCTTCAAGTGCGTCTGTGTTTTCAAGTTCTT